TTAAAATCCCTTTAAGGAACACCGGTATAATTATGTATGAAAAAAAATAAAGTAGTAGAGGGCAGAGGTAAACAGGTCCTTGAAGAAAATGATATAGATTATTTAGCTAGGTTTGCCTGCTTAATGGTAGGTGTAAATGTAGCGGCAGACGCTGCGGAGAGGTTAGGTATGGATCCTGAAAAGAATAATAAGTGGATTAAACCGATGGTTTTTCAAAAGTATATTGACGAACGATATGAAGATATGAAGTTTAATATTAAACGTGGTGTATTAGAGGGGAGAGACGATGCTACATATTCCTGGTAGTACCTTTCTCAATAATACGACAAGGTATGGTAAATTCCTTAAGAGAGGTGTTCAGTACAGGCTGCTTAATATTAGACCTAATAGGGGTGAGGATCAAAGCTTCGTGTATATATTTGATACAAGCTCTGGCCTGAAGGAGATTACATTCGCTTCGACAAAAGAGGCAGATGAGTTTTTATCAGCCTTTGCTATTTAGTAATAATCACCATACACGTCAGTATCGTTAACCGACATGTCAAATACTTCCTCTCTACTGAACGAATCAGCATCGTACTCATCATAATTATCCTGCTTAGGTGTTGATTGTGGATTCTCTCCACCTGATAACCTGCCGGCGAAAGAATCTTCGTAGATCTGGTCATTACTGGATAAGCTAGCACTTAGCGTATCACCAATATCTGTAAATGGTATACCAGGCTCGAAGCTGTAATCATAACGCTTGGCTTTCACAAGGAAAACGTAGTGACCTGCTAACGGATTTATTTGGGAGATATCTTCATCTAACTTTTCTGTTATTTCAAAATACTTAGGCTGTCTACCCGCCGGCCTATCATCACCAAATTCAGAGAGCTGGAAGATGTCTCCAGCTTTTGGCTCAACCACTCCGTTCTGAGTACCCCATAAACCTTGTGCAGTTAGCGAGCTGAATGAAGATTCGAATGATTCAATATGTATAAAGCCTGTAACCTCGTCGTCACTAAGAAAGCCGAACTGGCTCAAGGTTATAGCATTATCGTTTAAGTTTATACCCATTACAAATTTAACAGGTGGTGCAAACTTCTTAGTAGGTTGCTCGCCGTATAGGTTATCAGCTGATAATGTATTGAAGGTATTAACATAGTAAGTTGTCTCAACACCAAACTGATTAATAATCTCTCTCCACCAGTTATCAAACAGAATGCGCTCCGAATCTTGGTTACCCTTATCAGTAAACCGCCAACATGTTTCGTCGTTCTGTGCTATCCCAGGAAATGGGTTATTATTATAATCGATGCTCATCTACTTTTTTAATACGAATGTATTGTTTTCAGGGTTATATGAGATGGTAATACCAGTTTTACCTAGCTTCTGCTCAGCATCCTTATGTGGTACAATATTATATGTATCTCTAATAAACTCTAAATCCTTTTTAGTACATACACATGAACCAGGATGCTCTTTTAATCTCTCGATATTTTGATTCTTTGAATGATCCGTCTTATATGTATCTGGTACAAGGTTGAGTTTCTTCCTTCTATACGACTGATGTGTATCTGTAAATCCATGACCTCTATGTCTTGGTCCACGACTAGAGAAGAAGTTAGAGAAGCTATTCATATTTATATTTATACAAAAAAAAGGCTGTAACCTTAAGTTACAGCCTTTTTTAGTCTAGGTTGGTTATTTGATATTAAGCGAAAAGTGAGTTACCTACTTTATTAGTCTTAGTAGCTTTTACCTTATTTGAACCAGCGCCAACTTTACTTAGTTGACTGTCCTTTTGATTTACAAGGGCGTGACCAAGATCTTCATCACAGCAGGCTTTCTGATCTTTAACTCGACCACTTGCCTTACCACCGGCTGTTTTACCAGTTGCTGTAGACTTAACCTTATTTGAACCAGCGCCAACTTTACTTAGTTGACTGTCCTTTTGATTTACAAGAGCGTGACCAAGATCTTCAGCATCAACTGCTTCATCCATTGTGTCATCGTCTTCATCTTCGTCTACTTCTTCCATCTCTTCATAATCTTCAACAGCAGCATCTTCGGACTCATCACCCATTGCAGCTTGGAGTAGATCACAAAGACCTTTTGCCATCTCACGATCGATTGTAATGGTAATGTCATCTTCACCTTCAGGAGCGTCTTCTGCTCCATCCACTTCAATACCAAGTGCGTCAAGCTCTTGGTCGTCGTCCATAACCTCTTCAAATAGTTTATCAAATGTTGACTTCATATTATTATTTATATCTACCTTGTACCTTTTTGCAAGCTTTTCGTCAAATTGTTCTGCTGAAAAATTACCTGGGTTATAAAGGTTACCAGCTTTATCCTTCTTTTTCATCTTTTTCGGATCTAGAGCTGGCTCGAAACCATCAATCTCTGCAATATCAGACGTCATCTTATTTTGAATATCTTTAGCTTGCTTGCTATCAGTATCTACTGGACCAGTACCTACCTTGGTACCGAAATTCTTAAGACCACCCTGCATACATCCCTTATCAGCAGCTTTCTTACGACTATCTGTCGACTCTTTAATTAGTGAGTCTTTATATATATCCCAAATTTCGGTTAGATTTTTATGTTTTGACATGTAAATATTTATTCAATGGTTGATAAAAATAAACAGATTTATATGAATAACCCTAATCTACCCAGTAAGGGGTCAGTTTTTGAGTATTCATCACAACAAATTAAGCAGCTTAAAAAAGCGACAAGGAACCTTTTATACTTTGCTGAGAGCTTCTTTCACATTATCTCTCTTGATGATGGTAAGCAGAAAATTAAATTACACCCAGCTCAGAAACGAGCTCTACGTAAAATGAGAGATAACAGGTTCTTTATATTATTAGCATCACGTCAGATAGGTAAGACTACAATGATGACAATTTATGCATTATGGATAGCATGCTTTAATAAAGACCAGAAGATACTTATTGTAGCAAACAAGGAAGGTACTGCTATTGAGATTATGCAACGTATAAGAATGGCTTACGAGGAGCTCCCTAACTGGCTCAAGCCTGGTGTTGAGGAGTACGGTAAGACTGCTGTAACATTTGCTAACGGTACTCGGATTGGTATATCCACCACAACCGGTACAGCTGCTCGTGGACAATCTGTAAACTGCCTGGTACTAGACGAGCTTGCCTTTATTGAACCTCACCTCGTCGATGAGTTCTGGAAGTCAGTATACCCTATTATTTCATCATCTAAGAAGTCTAAGATATTTGTAGCGTCAACGGCTAATGGTACAGGTAACTTATTCCATCGATTATATGACGCAGCCGATAAAGGTGAATCTAACTGGGCGTGTGATAAGATTCTATGGAACGAAATACCCGGGCGTGATGAAAGATGGAAAGACGATACTATTGCTTCTATTGGCTCGATGGAAGCCTTTAACCAGGAATTTAACTGTGAGTTCTTAGACTTGGGTGAGAGTTCGTTAAACGAGGAACAATACGCACGTATGGTAGCAGGTTGTGAAGATCCTAAATTTATATTTGAAGAAGGTAAGTACCGGTTATGGGAAGAGCCAGTTAGTGATGGTATATATATAGCAAGTGTTGATACAGCTGAAGGCATAGGCTCAGATAGTTCAGTTATTCAGATCTTTGAATACTCTGATCTAACTAATATACGACAAGTAGCTATATACTCCTCTAACACTATATCACCAGTTAATTTTACAGAGAAGGTACATGAGATACTAAAGCACTGGGGAAGCCCTCTTGCATGTATCGAAAGGAATAATTGTGGAGCACAGGTTGTCGATAACTTAAAGAAAATTCACCAGTATGATAATATTGTATCGTGGGGTGCATCAACAGCTGGTAGGTCAAAAAATCAACTAGGTATCGTCGCCCACACTAATACAAAGCAGAAAGGTGTTACTAATATGAGATACTGGCTAAATGATCTCGAAGCAGTTAGTCTAAAGGATATACATACAGTAAAGGAATTAAAGGACTTTGTGAGGTGGCCGAATGGTACATGGGCAGCTAAGAGAGGTGCAGGTTACCATGATGATAAGGTAATGGCTATGCTATGGAACTTGATAATGCTTGACGATGAATTAATAACTAGATACTTCGAAGTATTACAGACTGATAAAAATAACAAGCCTCTAAAGATTAAGCAATTTGACTTCGGGATTAAATATTTTATGAACCCAACCTCTATATATAGTGGTGAAGGCAGAGAAGATGGTTTTAATGATACAACGCCTATTATAATAGGCAATGCTCAAAATACTGACTCTGACATGGATCAACTAATGGGAATGGGCTGGAAGCCTCTATAATATGTCAATACAACAATCACAGCTAAATAAAAGTAGGTTAGATAAATTCCTATGCGTCATCAACCTGCCTGAAGGTCTCAGGGGTATCAACGATAATAACATCGGATCTACTGCTAATAATAAGATTAATGAAAATTCATTGCAATTTTCCGTATACGGTGCTGTTGTTCCTGATGTAACAGTACCTGACGTTATACTACCTTATGCTGGCCAGTCATTCAAGCTATCTAGTAATACAAGACCTCCTTATGCTAATGTAACTGTTAGTTTTACCGTTGATAGTAAATTCAATAACTACTGGGTTATATATAAATGGCTTGATTTACTTAATGACGATAAAGAGTCTGTTTTTGATGCGCAGGATATTGCTGAAACAACCAAAGTATCTTCTGAATCCCGTACTTCAGATAAAGAGCGAAATAGATCCTCTACACCACCAGAGTTATACCAGTCACTTATTACCATATACGGTATGGATGAATTCGATAAACCTATAGTTCAATTCGACTACACAAGAGCGTTTCCGGTATCCTTAGGCGGTATTAATTACAATTACCGTGAATCTGGTGAGATTGAAATAGATTTTGAATTTGCGTTCTCGCAATTTTTAGTGAAGTTACCGTAATTTTTATCCCGTATAGCCATAAATAATATTATGGCACGTACAATTCAATCACCGGGTGTTGAGATTAATGAGATAGATTTATCTCTGAGACCTAACATACCTGCAGGCACCACAATTCTAGTTCCAGGCTTCTCAGATAAAGGCCCGACTGATGAAGTTATTCAAGTCACGAGCGCAAGTGAGTTCGAGCAAATCTACGGATTGCCCACTACACCCGCGGAGCGTTACTTCTACCATTCAGTTAGACCTCTATTCAATTCCCCAGCTAATATTCTTGCATACAGACTACCATATGGAGAATCGACCGGTGCAGGTTTTGGTAACAGTTATGGAGCACTTGCATACCCTGCAAAAGGTATTGCTCTATCTGGTACAGGTGCCGATCTGGAGACATACACACAACCAACTTCAAGTAACTCAAACGGTGATGAAGTAGATGTACCGGGTGTCTATGTGCTAGGTAAACCATACCACATGGAGTTAACTCAAGAGCAATACTTCCAGGTACTTCAAAATGAAGAATTCGAATGGTCAAATGTTCTATCAGCCGCTCCTGAGTCATTCGAAAAACTAGGAAACGCTGCTGCAATTGTTCTTAATAAAGGGCAGACGACAGTTAATAGTCGCTTTGAAGGTTACTATATCGGTCTTGCTGATAATACCAACCTAAACGATGCAACAGACTTTGATGCTATATTAACGGCAGAGACTGTGGCCACGAGCGCGTCTGTTACATCCAGCTATCTAAGACTACCAACTCAGAGATTAAACTTTACTCTCTCAGGTGCAAATGATGCAACGACTAACACATTCGGTCAAGAGACTGACAGTATATCCGAAATCATGGAGAATCTGACTGATTTTGATATTGCAACACCACAATACGACGATGTACTATCAGTTGGCTTATTTAAACTAAGACAGTCAGTGTTCGCTGCTGATGTTATTAAGCTTGATTACATCCTATCTGAAAACTATGTAGGTTCATTCGACTTCCACAGACAACAACAAAGTCAGCAAGGTGGAGCTCCTCAGAGCTTCTTCCTCGGATTTAGAGAAGATGAGTCACCTAATATATCAGTAATGATTAATGATAACCTTTCACACAGAAATGGTGAGACTTACCTCGATCTTAATGGTAACCCTATTAACAAGATAAGAGTTGCTAGCAGTAAGTTTACAAGCAACTCAACCGGTAAGGCTCACTTCTCAGCACTATCAGCTGGTTATATCCCTGAGACATCACTGGTACCAACAACAAGTACTGCTCTTATCAATAACGTATTCAGTACTCTATCTGGAGCGGTAGTTGATCTAGGAGCTGCTGACTCGCTATTTACTGTAGGTGCATATGCCAATGCTAACCTACAAGCAGAGCAAAAGGATCTAGGTAGTGTGCCGGAGAAGATTGATAGACTACTCGATACCATTGAAAACCCCGAAGTATTCGATCTAGATATTACAATTGAAGCTGGTCTCGGTACTATTAACGCTGCAAGAACGCAGAATGGCGATGATAAGTACTTCGATGACCTGACAAACGTTTCAGCAATGTCCGGTTTCTATACATCAGACATTACTAAGATATCTGATGAAGCTGCGACTTACAGAGATAACTGGAAGGCAATCTACAATAGGTTTAACGACTTTGCGGAGAAGAGAAGAAAGGATCATATGTTTATTGCTGATTTGCCTAGACCTATATTTGTACAAGGACGGAACTTCAGGACCTTAGATGATCCTGATAAGAACTTCTCCTTGAATGTATCCAAGCCAGTACAAGCTTTTACAACTATTCTTAATTCAAGTTACTCTACTACATATGCTTGCTGGAGTAAGGTTTATGATAGTTCATTAGACGATCAAGTATGGGTACCGTTCTCTGGTACTGCTGCGAGTCAAATGGCTAATACAGATGCTAACTTCCAACCATGGTTTGCACCAGCTGGATTTAGTAGAGGTAGAGTCGGTGGTGTTAATGATATTGCGCTATACCCGAAGCAGAAGCAAAGAGATCAACTCTATAAGAACTCGGTCAACCCAGTTGCATTCTTCCCAGGTGACGGTTTTGTAACATTCGGTCAGAAGACCTTACAAGCAGCTCCGACAGCGTTTGATAGAATCAATGTACGTAGACTATTCTTAAATCTTGAGAAAGCAACGAAGAATACTGTTAAATACTTCTTGTTTGAGCCTAACACACTACTTACAAGAACGAGAGTTATTAATACACTCACACCTATATTCGAGAACGCCAAGAATACTGATGGACTATACGACTACCTGATCGTATGTGATGAGAGAAATAATACACCAGATATTATTGATCAGAATGAAATGGTTGTAGACATTTATCTAAAGCCAGTTCGCGCCGCTGAATTTATTCTCGTTAACTTCTACGCAACACGTACAGGTACAGACTTCACCGAAATCGTTGGATAACATTAAATATAATTAGCTATGGCAGACGTAAAACAAACAATACAGGACTTTTATACTCAGGCACAAGCAAAGGATTTCGCAAGAAATAACTTGTTTAGAGTGCTTAACATCGACTTTGGTAGTGGTAGTGATACATCTATTGGAGAAGATGATCTAATATATGCTACGACAGCTACTCTACCTGGTAAGACAATTCAGGATGTTGTAGTACCTTATATGGGTCTAGATTTCCACGTACCAGGCACTGTTAAATATAACAACTCTGCCGGATACAGCTTGACCTTTAGAGCTGATGAATCTTATAAATTGTATGAGAAGTTCCAGCAAGTTATTAATGATACTTTTGATGATTCAACATCCACAGGTAACTACTTTACACCTAAAGCTGATTCTGTTATTGACCTAGTACAGTTAGATAAGGAATTAAACAAACAAGCACAGTATCAACTAGTTGGTGCGAGTATACGATCTGTAGGTGATCTTTCATACGATGTAACAGCCTCTGGTGAAGTACAAACCTTCACCGTTACTATCGCATACCAGTATTATAGGAAGACATCATAACATCTTTTTTATAACTTTAAAGGCCGTACCGTAGGTACGGCTTTTTTTTGCTTAAATATTTGTGTATGAGTATTCTTAACGCTGCCGGTAAATTTCTACAAGGTGTAAAAAGTGTAACACAGGGTAACCTAGGTGGTTCACTCGGGCAACCGAATGTGCAGCTATTCGGTACTAATATACCAGGGATACCGTTAGTTAGTTTTAGAGATTCATTCATAAAATCGATGGAGTCCTGGATAGGTGCTATCCCACTAAGAACGCAGTATATTATATTTTTCGACCGCTTCCCTAGCGGACTGAAAACTAGTATGTTACAGAGCCTTGAACCTGTTCAGGGAGATAAGAAGGGATTTGATATTGATAGAGCGAGAGCAGTATTAACATCTTATCCGTTTCAAGGTATTAATGGGTGTATGTTTGCTCAAGGTGCCTCTATACCTGATGATACATTTGAGGTTAATCACGCTACGATAACTAACAATAGAGGTTTTATTCCAGGTCCCGTTAGCAGCGGTAGATCTAACTTCTCTCCACTTACCCTAAACTTCAGAGAGACAAATACATCGTTTGTTGATAGTTTGGTTAGACCTTGGGTCATCTTGGGAGCACATGCAGGTATGGTTGCTAGACCTGAAGATTCAGACCTAAACGTTAAAACTAATGCAACAATAGTACAGTATACAAGATCATTTCAAAAACTGTCACAGATACCTAGAAAGGTTTGGCGGTTTTATAATTGCGTGCCCATGAGTGTAGATAGCAGGAATTTATCATATGATGCTGAAGCACTAGAGACATATAATACTAAATGGGCATATACTCACTATACAGTCGAGGACAATTTATACTTGCCATTACCTGACTTGATTGATAAATTATTTTAATGGTCTCAAGTCAACTATCGATACCTCTTAAGAGAGGCCTGGTATTCTTTAAGGAATTATCATATCTAGAATATAAGAATGTATGTAAAATGCTACTTTCTAGTGATACTGCTGAGGTCAATAATTGCTTCGAATCAATCACTCAACGTATATCATCGAGTTATGATCTCAATATTATCGATAAATTTGAAGCATTAATATATATCAGAAACTCTATACTAGGTAATGATATAGCACTCGCTTATGATAATAGAAGTATCAATTTTTCGCTAAAAGACCAATGCATAGGTATGTTTCACGAGGATACTTTCGAATATGGGGGGTGTAAATTCAGAACACCTGAGTATTTTTATAATAAGGGTATTACAGCTACTGTAGCAGATTACCTATATGAAGTAAATGGTAATAGTTTAGACGGATTTTCAATACATGAAAAAACCTTAATATTAAATGAAACAGACATACATATTACAAAGGTTGTAAATATTATAAACGAAATTAAAGGTAAAAGTAGCATCGCTATTCTAGATGGCGGAGCAGAAATTAATGTGTATGATACTTCGATACTACAATTTCTTAGAGAAATTTTTAGTAGTGATTTAATGGAGCTGTATGAATTTGAGTATAATATAACACAACGATTAAATTTAAAAGGTGCTGACCTACTACATTATACATTACCAGAACTTAAGATTAATTTAAATTTCTATAGTAAGGAGCAGGTAGAAAAAGCTGAAGCTGAAAACAGTAGAAATCCTGATACCGGTGAGTAAATATTAATATGTCCGATGTAAATAGTATTATTCAAGAGCTTAAAAAAGCTAAAAAAGTTATAAGTGTATTCTCACCTACACTCAAAAACGATATCGATATCTCACCTATTACACTGGCTCAGCAATCTAAAATCATTGAAACTGTAGCGAATATTACATCTAGCGCTAGCAGTCCCGTTTTAGCTATCTTAGAATTTAACAACGTGATGTACTCTATTCTTAAAAAGAATATTAAGGAATATCAGCCCGTATTTAGTACTATTGACCGTACTAACTTTATGCTCGCGCTTAAAGGGTATATTGATAATATTGTTACAAGTAGTGATAATATAGAGTTCAATATTAAGAAGATGCTCGAGAGAAACGAAAGTGTTGAATTAGAAGTCGGGCCTGAGAGCGCTACTGTCGAAGATATTACATTTCACCTCTCACCACCTACAATGGACGATGACCATATTGTTAACAGCCTTGTTCTACGTAAATATAGAAATAACTCATCCGGTAAGACTCTTTTGAGTGATGTTTATCATTTTGAATCATTGAAATTTATTAAAGCTATCTCTATTGGTGATGAGACACTCCAAGTTAGGAAAGATACCAAGAGCCTAGACATTATTAAAGAGCTCGATACAGTGCAATTACGACCTGTATATGAGTATATTGCTAAGGTCAGAGCCGCTGAAGAGGTGTTAACTAATCACCTCACTGCTGATGAGCAGCTGGATATTACCCCAGACTTATTTATATCGTAGTGTAGGGTATAAATATATGTATGGCAGACCCTACTATTGCAGAAGCAATCTCTATACTAACTAAGGTATCAGCTGATACGGCGAATAAATTGAAATCCTTGGAAAAGGAGATTCGCTCATCTATCTCTGGTAAAGGCACTCCTGATCGTTCACGAGGCTCTACTGAACCACGTGTCCCGCGTGAAATTGTAGAAAAGGCTGATGATGTTGTAGTTACTAATTTTGGCCCAGAAGCCGAGGCCGACCTTGCTGCTGCTTTTGGGCGTGAGACTGAACGTGTTCTCGAAAAACAGAAGAAGACGGATCCTCCTGACCTAAAGCAGTTATTAATGATGGCAGGTCTCGGTGCAGCAATGGCTGCACTGTTCGAGGGTGAAGGTTTCACAGGTCTAGTCCAAGGTTTACAGAATGTCTATAGGCGACTCGATAGGTTTGCTACAAGAGCTGGAAGGGTCCTAAGAAGAGTAGGAGGCCGGATATCTCGATTCGCAAGCCAGGTAGGTAGAAGAGCTTCATCGGCACTAAGAAGAGCAGGTCGAGCGATAAGTAGGTCCGTTTCGGCCATGAGGCAACAAGCGCGTAGGCTGGTCAGCCGTATAGGCAGTAAGCTTAGAAGCGTTGCATCTAGCGTTAGAAATGGTATAAGTAGATCTATGTCAAGGGTCCGGCGTATAGTTGGATCTATATCAACACAAGGAATAAGAGGAACCTTCTCCAGGATTTCTAGTAGATTATCTAGTTTTGGAAAATCTATAACGGAGGGAATGGAAGCGGCTAAGAAAAAAGTAGCTGATATGGCTCGGAAGGTCACCCAATCCGCACCCGTTAAGGCTACGAAACGCGCGGCTTCCAGAGCCGCCAGCTTTGCCGGCAACTTGTTTTCCAAGGCCAAGGGTGCTGTTACGAAAGCGAAGAACGTTGCGATCAGTGCTGGAAAGAGCGCGGCCGGCGTCGCTGCCAGGGGCGCCCGAGCGGCTGGAAGAGCCGCGGCCGCGACTGGCGGAGCATTGAAAGGTGCAGCTTCTAAGGCGGTCCAATATACAAAGAGTAAGGTTTTAAAGCCACTAACTACTGCTATGAAAAAAGTTAAACCGCTGAAACTGTTAAAAGGGCTTTTAAAGAGCCCTCTTTTAGCGCCCATACTCGAGAGTTTTTTCACATATAAAGATGTAGAAGAGTTGGTAGCGCAAGAGGCTGCCGGTGAAATTAATGAGGCTGAGTTGAATCAAAAGGTCGGTACGAGGTTAATTAAAGCAGTAACTGGTGTCATAGGAGGTGCCGCGGGCGCCTCGCTTGGATTTGCTATTGGATCAGGAATCCCAGTAGCAGGCAATATAGTTGGTGCTATTGTTGGTGGTGTATTAGGTGACGTAGGTGGTAGGCTTATAGGTGGTCTTATTGCAGACAAGTTGGGTGATAAAGCTTCAATATTAGGAGAACGAGCATTAAAATCAAAAATGTTTAACCACCTGGGGCAACCAGTAATTGGTGAACCACTCGCACAAATCGATGATGGTATTATCTTTAGCCAGGACGGCCGTGTATTAGCTCAAGCAAATCCGAGTGATACAATATACGCTATGAAAGAGGGCGGACCGCTACTAACAACCCTAGCATCCGGCTTCGAAAGTAATGGTAAAATATTAATAAATCTACATGAAATGCATACTGAACACATGACCACTCAAATTGAATTAGATGAGGAGCGCAATAGCTTATTACTGGAGCTCGGAAAATTACTTTACGCTTCATTAGATCTTGATTCTAAGGGTGGTGGTACTTTAAGCCCCAGCATGCTGAAATTTGCAGGCAATTCTATAGCAGATATCAGATCATTTTACTAACTTCACCAGCTTAGTATATGGTAAATATACATGCAATATAAATATATATAATGAACTTATGGCACCTTAAAATAGGGAACACCCCAACGTTACCTATACTGGAGAGATCGGGTGGTGGTATCACCGCATCCGGCGGCGACCTAACTGACCTAACTAATCTCGCAGGATACACTGATGGTGCAATGGCCGATCCAATTAATGTCGTAGATGATTTCCGATGGACTGTAAGCCCAGGTGGTTCGAGGTCTGATGTGCCGCGGTTACACATAACTGAGAAGAGAATTAAGCTCAACTCCACAGTTACAAACCTCGCGTATAGTGCAACTGCTGCAGTTGATAGTATCGGAACTGCGGTTCAGACAGCAGGCGGTTTAGTCGGAGCTGTAGCCGGCAAGGCTGGTGTCCAGAGCGTACAAAAGTTTATTGATGAAGGGTCGCAAAAACTTAAAGCGCTGGAGAGAAAACTCCAACAGGAGGTTCTAAATACCGGCGGCTTCCAAACCTCTGAAAACCCAGCTCTTCAACCATATGATGGCTTGTATAGCCTTGAAAACACTGGATTCAGTTACTACTTTCCATATCTCGATGATCAATATAATTCGATTTCTAACAACTTCGGAGAATCTAGCGAAGGGTTTGTAGCACCACTAGCTAATAAAGCGTCTGCCCTCGCTGCGGGTGTCGCTGGCGTAGCGAATATAGTAAAGCCAGGTACTTATATTGAAAAGGCTAAGCAATTTACTATGGGCGACACAGGTAGGACCTTAACTTTTTCATTACCTCTACTTAATACCATATCTATTGATGATATATCTAGAAACTGGCAGTTGTTATTCGGTTTAATCTACCAGAATACCCCCGGTAGAATTAGTAAGAGTATAATTGATCAACCAGTATTATATGAGATACGCCTCCCCGGGGTAGCATACATGCCCTATGCTTATATCTCCAAATTAGACGTAAAATTTATTGGTTCGCGTAGAAACATGAGGATACAGGTACCTATACAGTCACCTGGATCAGATGTTTCTACGACTTCTATTGAGACAGTAATTCCTGACGCGTACCAGCTCGATATTTCTGTAACTGGTTTAAATGCTGAGACGAGAAACTTTTTATATGCTAATATATCTGATTCAAAATTGACTGTAACCTCTCCTCGCCCGTTTACAGAGGCTGAGCTCGATGCAACATCACCACCATATCTACTACCCACTAATCGTGGAGATGGGTTTGAAGGACCTGGTGTACTACCGAGTCCACCTACACAAATTACAGCGGATGGAATCTTTGCAGAATTCATTGACCCCCCTACACAAATTACAGCGGATGGAATCTCATTGAATCCTAGTGGTTTTAACCCAGTAGAGGTACCTGCACAACCCTAAGCCTAGTTAAATACCGGGAATAGGTGATATAAGAGTTACCCGGTTATAAATATTAGTATGACCGACTTAGGTAAATTTCAAGAGGGTATTACTGATTTAGATGTACTTGAACAGTACAGGTATGAGAATATCTTTAAGGTGTACGAAACCGGTGATAAAGATTTCTTCTACTATAATATACTAAAAAAAATACGATTACCTGATGATATCGATAATAACCTACTCAATACTGTAGCATATAATAGTGCACTACCAGTCACAACACTGAGCTATAGAATATATGGTACTACATACCTATGGTGGTTGATTATGGTGGTGAATAATATCTCAAATCCTGTAAAGATAGCAGGCGGTACACGGATAAGATATATTAAAAAGCAATACCTGAAGCCTGTCATAGATAGTTTAAAACAGCAATTGCAGTAATGAGATATAACTTTGATACCTACTACGAGGAGAGATTTAGCTCTATTATAGATACGCAGAAGTATCTATTTAAAGTAACTTTGTTTAACCCAGAAGGGGATATGGTTACTCTTACTAAAAGAGAGGTTATAGAGCTTAAGCTCATCGACAATCTACGAGACCCATGGGTAAGAGGCTCTATAGCTCTCGATAATACGGAGGCTGCTCTAGAGAGATTTGTAACTGACCCTGCTGAGCGTGAGTTTCGCCCTGAGATTGAACCGTTAAAAGGCTACACCTACCGTGGAGATGGTAGAGATTTTATTCAGATTGAGATCATACCTCTAGATGATGGTCCATTATCAGAGTTTACAAATAATGATGAAAGCTTTAACACATTATTTGGTCTCAGGTATATTTTTAGTATAAAGCAAGGTAGTAGTACCACTATTAATGGTACAGACTGTAAGCTTTTTAATATCGGTGATGTAGATGAGGAGATCTTAAAGGAGAAGAAAGCATTTTTCTCAACTGGTAAGCTAGCTTCACCCGGGGGAGTAGAAGCAGCGCAATCTAATAATGAAGATAGATATGCTACCACGGGTCAGAGTATAAAGGCTATACTATCTGATACAATAGGTGAACAGGGTAATATTATTGATGATTCGAGTTTCGAAGACGGTGCATCTAAGCTATTCTACTCATCACCTATTAATAATACGGCTTATGACGACATACAATACCTCTTAGAACGCCATGTAAGCGATGGTGCATCAAATGACTTCTCGTTTTTAAAAAAATCCAACTTCACAGGTGAATACACTTTACGGAGCGCGGAGAGTATGTATGCTCAGGCATTTCAAAAAAGCAGAAACGTAGGTGGTGAGCTATTTACTGAGAACTTTACCATTAACGGGTTAAACGGTAGTGATTCAACCGTAATTGAACCATCTAAAAAAGTACCGGCCGGTGCTCCAGAGTTTGGTAGTAAGGGTGATATACTGAGTTATAATTTTTTTGATACCGACGGCGAGCAGTACAAGAAGGATATTAAGACTCAGGTTGTCAATTCATATGATTTTAAAAATAAGAAATTTAATATAGAGGTCAAGGATAGTAACGCTACCACAGTACGTGATAAGTTTAGCGATATATATGTGAGCCCACTCAAAGGCGAAAATAACAAGCCCTTTCCTAACCTACCATTGACAAATTCGCAAAAAGAAAATCAGACATTTGATTCAAATTTTTCTGAATATGGTGAGTCTCCGGAGATTAGAAAGGCATACGGTGTCAATAAACTATTAAAGTCAAGTCTGTTTTCTAATATGGCTATAGAGATTATTATTAAAGGTCAGCTTTTTAGGAAAACGGGGACTTTCTTCTCCGTCGATAGGGAAGGAGCGTATATTGAGAATCAATACGATAGTAAGGTATTAGGCATGTACCTATTAACAGAGATAGAGCATCAATTCATTGATGATGCAACCTATATTCAACGAATTGTCGGCATAAAAACCAATCACTTTAATAACCCTAACTTCGAAGAGAATATAACGTAATGAGTAATCAAGTTTCCTTAACGCCCGAATACTTAGGAATGGTACAGCAAACCAGTACCGATTTTTATGAATCAAATAACTCCCTATTTGAGAGTTTTCAAGAATTCCTAGATGAGCTAGGTACATGTATAGATTTAGAAAAGGCTAAGAGTAGCCAGGATATTGTACAGAGTATTAGTAACGTGTACATGGAGTTAAATAACACGAAACTTGATAACTATAACGAGCAATTTCAATTGTACTTTATCGAGAAATATCAAAGCCTCTTGACATCTGTTAAGGATTTTATTACTGATAGCTTGGGCGCGAATAATGTATATTTGATAGCCTTTAGTGATGATATAGGTAACATTGCTAATCAAACTAGTGTAATTGATAACAGTACGTCACCTTTTTTTGACACGTACGATACTTTTTTTAACTACCCTAATAGTCTCCCCGCTTCACTTTACAATAAAGTATCACAAACACAGTTAGATAACAATATAAGATTATCCGTATACACTGACGCTTTAATGAAAACAAACCTTAAAGGTCTACAGACATCTACAGATGCAAATATTGCGCTCTCAGCGCATGGTGATAATCTAGTTAATGATAATCTTTATATAGATCGGTTATTCTTACTAAAGGACCCAGTAAATGCTAAGATTAAAACTCTTCTTAAAAATATGGCTGACTTTATTAACTTCTTTAAAGAGGTTAACTGGCAGGATAGAGATATAAGCAGAGTTAGTATAGATCTAGCTTATAGTACAACAGTTGAAGGTGTATCGACGACACTAGACATGTTAAAGAACAAAATAGAAGCTGGGGATAGTGCGAGTGAGTCGAACCTAGATGATAGGTACGACGCAACCGGAGCTTAGTCTCGTGTTGTAATAGATTCTACATCTTCAACAATATCTGCCTCAAGAATTAGTTTCGACATTAATTCCTCCCTGTTCAGTAGTAGCTTATGGTCCTGATCAGTCTGCTGTAATACCTTTTTACTTTCAATATCTAATGTCTTTATAAAGACAGCATTCTTATTCTTCTCATTCGATATGTGCATCTTCTGCAGACTATCTAGTGCCGTTGATGACGATGATATTAATTTAGCAAGTGCTTCAACGTCTCTACTATCTGGAGCTGCAGAAACATATTCACCTATTTCGTCAATATATGACATACTATCCTTAATTAGCTTACCGGTATTATTTAAAATAAAAGCTTCAATGTCATCTTTATCGAGCGTAAATTCTTCTTTTTGGTCAGAGGTAGCCTTTACTTTGATATCACCTTTCGCTTTGAGAGCATCTAGTAAATCATTGACATCTGGATTAGTTTCCTCGTTCGACATAAAAATATTTAATATAATCGCTTGAATATTCAAGATTAGCCTTTACAATAAGCTATATATGAATAATAATTTTGTAAAAATTGACGCTGAGATTAAATTTGTTAAGACTCATGATAACGCTAAGCTACCTCAAAAGGCTCATGGTGATGATAACTGCTACGACCTATTTGCAGTAGAAGATACAACCATTCCAGGTACTCGAACTACAGCCCTGTCCTCGTTTCATCAAACCGGTGTATCTGTTGGTAGTGCTGTGGTACCTGTTGGTATTAAAGTTGGCTATATTACCCCGGGATTCGGGTTTGTAATTAAACCTAAATCTGGTCTAGGTTTTAAGGCTAGCCTACAACCACACCTAGGTGAGATTGATACCGGATACCGTGGCGACTGTGCAGTAAAAATGTATAATTTCTCTGATACAGACTACTCTTATAAAGCAGGTGATAAAGTAGCTCAGATTAAGGTAGAGAGGAATTGGGAGACTAGTGTAGTATGGACTGATGAAGTTGAGGTAGCTGAAAGAGGTGAAGGCGGCTTTGGCTCAACTGGTAAGTAGCCTATGCAAAGGAACTCCATTATAATAAATTAACATTTTAACTAAAAAAGATATGGGAAAAACAACAAGACAACGAATAACAGAAAAAAAAGTAGGTAACGCTAAAGTACGTAAGACAGTAACCGTAACTGTCACTAAACCACCTAAAAAGAAGAGAAAGTAATGTTTAACAACCTTTGGGCCGAGAAGTATAGACCAAAAACACTAGCTGATTTAGTTCTATCAGATACTAATAGAAAGTATTTCGAGTCTGTTGAAGACGAAATACCGAACTTACTATTTGTTGGTACTCCTGGTTTAGGTAAAACTACACTAGCTAGAATTCTTGTCAAGGATACCTTAAAGTGTCAGTACTTGTATATTAATGCATCTGATGAGAATGGAATCGATACTATCCGCTCAAAGGTTGTTGGGTTTAGTCAGACTAAATCGCTTACTGGCGGTATTAAGGTTGTTATACTTGACGAAGCTGATGGTATAACTATTGATGGTCAGCGTGCTTTACGTAATACTATGGAGGAGTATAGTAGTCAGACCCGCTTTATTCTAACTGCGAATTATAAGCATAAGATCATCCCTGCTATTCAGAGCCGTACTCAGTCATTCGATCTCAATCCTCCATTCGATGATGTGTTGAAGCGTATTGTCAATGTTATAAAGATTGAAGGTATTAAGATCGGAGATGATCAGAAGGCTAATTTTATAAATGTAATCAAGCAGAATTATCCTGATATTCGTAAGATCATTAACGCTGTACATAAGGCGTGTGTAGATGGTGAGTTTAATATAGATATAGCCTTAGATAGTAAAGAGCTTGTCGATAGGATTCATACTGACATACAAGGTAGCGATGCAATGGGGCTGCGCAAGTATCTTATCGAGAATGAAAATGAGTTTCAAGGTGATTATCATAATCTCATGAAGCAGTACTTGAACTTTATATATTCAAGTACGCTCCATGACGATAAGAAACGAGAATATATCCTCGTGCTTAGTGATTATATGTATAAAGATGTCTTTGTATTAGACAAAGAGATTAATGCGTTTGCTTGCTGGGTAGCATTGAGCAAGATTTAGGACATATACTGCGATGTATAGCTCTCATTAACCGCAGGAGATGGTGTCGCTGGCTTTGAAGGTATCTTAGTATTCTTCTTAGCTAGCGAGCGCTCTGATTTTTTAAGGCTATCACCTTGCTGTGTCATCGTTTGCTGTTGCTCTTCGTTTTCTTCAGCTTCGACCGGGTCAATTTGAACCTTATTGTCATACTTTACTGAGTCAGGTACTGGAGCACTTCCAAAATCTGCACCGTGACCACCATCGTCAGCAACCAAAATACCCATAGGTACAGCAACTGAATTCTGATTATCATAGAGCCCGTTAGTAAGTTCAATAGCTACAGTAGCGATAAAACAATTACCTCTGTTATCCTCATTACCTGGAGCGGAGCTAGGGTACTTTGTTTTAATATTGATTACCTTTTTATTAAGGTCTGTATCCTTAAACATCTTTACAACGAAGTCTTGAACTGATTTATCCAATTCCTTAAAACCGTCGTGAGACTTATAATCGTCTGCTAACTGAACCCTATCACCGGTCAGGATACCACCGTTGTTCATTTTCTGGATAGTTGCCTCTATGAGATTTAAAAAATTGTTCGCCATATTATTATTTATGGTTTCGAGTTAATAATTCCATTGCTTAAATAATATATACAATGGCAGAGATTAACTTAAATATACTAACTCAAGACCAACCACAGAAAGCAGATAAAGTTATCTTTAACGACATCAGATTAGATCTGGTTCTAGGTTATACAAATAATGACCCTCTTGTTAAGGGTAAAGAGGTTAGAGATATTATTGACGACGTTAATGTTGATGCAATACAAAACGCATTTATCAACCTCATAACAACATCTCCAGGGGAGAAGCCACTGAACCCTACTTTTGGTATTAATTTCGGTGATCTTCTATTTCTACCCGTAACAGAGGAGCGAGCTGATGTTATAGGTACAGGTATTATTGATACAGTAGCAGCAAATGAGCCACGAGTCAACATTATCAACTTAACAATAACACCGGATATTGAGAATCATAGCTATATATGTAATTTCACATATAGTATCCCTAGATTCGCAGGAGCTAAATTTAATCTCTCCGGTAATTTATCTCGTTCCGGATTTTCCGTTTAATTAATGTTTTTTATTCATAAATAAATATATGGCGGATAATACTGACTTTACTTTACCGAAGGATGCGTATGCAACTTTCGATGCCCTAACTTTAAAGAGCTTAATTAAGCAGCGCTTAAGGGAAGGTAATACTTTTACCGACCAGGATTTCGAAGGTAGTAACTTATCTGCTATTATTGATATAATTGCTCTATCATACCACCTTTCATTATTCTACCTCAACCAAACTTCTTCTGAATCTCTATTCAATGAATCAACTGTTTTTGAAAATATTAATAGGATTACAAAGCTTATTGGGTACAAGCCAACTGGTTATAAGACAGCAGTATTACCGTTTCAAGCAGAAGCTAGTAGTAGGTTACCAGTAAATGTATATACTATAAAGAGGTATTCGTATTTCGCAGTTGATGGTACTGACTATTCATTTATTAGTGACGCGTCATTCAGTAAGACAACCGGCGCTGATGAGCAACTTACAGCCTTGTCTGAAAATACTCTACTGTATCAGGGCAAATACATCGAACATCCAGTCATTTCAGCTATTGGAGAAGAGTTTGAAACTGTAACACTACTAGTTAGAGATAATATTAACCAGACCCCTGTCAATATTGAGACTGACTCAATTAATGTATATGTCAAGAGTGTTAATACAGGTAAGTATAACGAGTTTACGGAAATTAATTCTCTCTTTAATACTAATAATACAGATTATGTATTTGAAAAACGGTTAAATGAGAACGGGTTTTATGAAATAAAATTCGGTAATGGTGTCAATGGTGCACGACTCAATCCTGCAGATGAAATTTTTATATACTACCTTAAGAGTGATGGTATAGCTGGTAAGGTCTCCGCGGGTAAGCTTGATGGTACTAACCTTAATACGTTTACGACGACACAATTTGAGGCAATATCACCTGATATCTACGAGTCTAATATACTTATCTTAACACCTAATCTCGCCTCAGCGATAGCATTTACAAACTCCGTCGGTTCTACAAGCCCTAATGACATTGAAACGGTTGATCAGATTAAAGAAAATGCTCCTAGAACCTTCTTCGCACAGAATAGAATTGTTACGAATGACGATTTCCAGGCGTTTATTGAAAAGAGGTATAGTAATATAATTTCAAGCACTGTTCTAGTGAGTAATGAGTCATTTGTCGATAATGTTATAAAATATTATTATGATCTAGGGCTTGATAGACCTAACCAGGATTCGAGATTCTTATTTAACCAAGTAAAATTTTCCACTACAAACCAAGCTAACCAAGTATATGCTTTCATGGTACCTAAAATAAAGATAACGGATAGTGATAATAATTTATCTTACTTGACACAAGCTCAGAAGTCAGAAGTTATTAACACTGCTCAGTCACAGAAGATAATTAACTCCGAAATACAGCCCATGGACCCGGTATATGTAGGTGTTACGGTTGGACTACAAGATATATTCAATACCAAGCCTTCTGTCGATGATATCGAGTATACTGACTTAGTTATACAGCGTAAGCAGAACAATAGAATTAGCGCATCACGTATTATAGAGGAGGCCAATAACGTTTTTGAGGAAGCCTTTGACCCAGCGAATCTAGAACTAGGCGGTATAATTAACATTACAGCTATTACTACAAAGATTTTAGGTATTGAAGGTGTATCAGGCTTAAGAACCGTCAAGCGTAGTGCTGATACCGGTGAAGAAGTTAGAAGTGTACCGTTCCTAAACATATATAACTTCAACGCTGCCTACGCTGACGTCGATATTGTAAGTACAGGCTCTAACGTGGCGTTACCATACTTCAAATTCCCATTTTTATATAATAGTGAGTTGAAGAGTAGAATTAAAGTAGAAATTATTGATTAATTATGCCAATAACATCACCACAAACCCAGTTCTATAATTTTGATAGAGATTATAGCAGTCTGCCACCTATCAATCTACCCATACGTGTTGTTGACCCAGCTACGAGAGAGAGTAAATGGGGTGGTCTATCAGCTATTCCAGGATTCGCGAATGAGCAGTATACATTCAAAATCTTTCCGGATTTTTACGGGACAGATCTTAACGGAATATCGGCTTCACCACTTGCTGATAGCTACCGGTATTTTATTGACTTAGGCGACGGTACGATCTCAACCGACCTAACTGCATATCACTATTATAAGTACCCAGGTGATTATAGAGTTACATTGGTAGCAGTAGATAGTGCAGCGAACTTCTATAGTGTCGTTACCCGACCTACTATCAGCATAAGCAACGCTATACCTGATAAATTATTCCTAACATACCAAGAAGGTAGTAGCGCACTCAACTCCTCTCTTAAAAATCCAATTATACTAACTAGATTTAATTCATATCAAAGCTGGCCAGCGGTATCCGCAGATGGTGGTTATAGTATTAATTTGAGTGTGTCAGGTAATAAGAGTAAAGCTACGACGAATACAGATTATTATAGTGATATAAATGCTCACTTAAAACTCTTTAGTGGCTTCGTACAGATTGAAGATGATGGTGAGGGATTGGTAACCGACTCAGTGAAGACTAGCAACTCATTTATATACGGTAAGTTGAATACAGCTAGTTCAACACCGCCATACTTTCTATATAATGAATACCAAGATGGCACAATATTCTTAGGCACATCAGGTAGTACCTCTTTTTATTACTACGAAGATTAGAATTATACATAAATAATCTTATGGGTGAACATAATGTTATACTATTTGCTGCTTTTGATCAGCGTGTTTTTATTGACCCTGAGGGTACAGGTATAGGTGCTGATATTGACATGCCAATAATTAATGCCAATCCCGCTACTATCTCCTATTCTATATCAGCTAGGACTGAAACATTAGAAGATAAGACTCTGAGTATTACTACTAATGGTATTACAGGATTCGTAACACCTCTATCGTCATTTAATATACCTAAAATTAATTTTGCTAATCAAGATATATACTTTACTGCCAAGGTGGTTGATCTAAGTGGTGCTCCTTTAAAGAGATACCCTAAACTAGATTTTGATGAAGAGCTACTACGTACTCAGACTCCCGGACCAGTCAATGAGTTAATAGAGGTTCAAAATACCATAGCAGATTTTATAATAATAGAGGAGGCTAATCTGAATGTAGTTTTAATAAGAAGTGACGGTACAACTGTCTTGGACGGGGAATCAACATACCGTACTAATTATGGAGACCTTACTGCTAGTGAAGGTGGTGGCTACCTTAAAGGTGTCATTAAAACATCTATACCTGATACGGATCTAAGAATCAAGGTGACCTACACTGATGCGGACAATACTGTTTCTGGTATATCAACACCATTTGATGTATATCCAGCGGATGGTATATACGATATTAGAAAAGTCGGAGAAGATAATAACCAGTCTCAGAATTATAAAGACTTAGCTACGCAGCCCGTATTACAGCGCGAACCGGTCTTTATGGATGAGTTACTAGGTCAGATCGTCGGTGATAGTAGTAGTTATCCTGAGACTCTAGGTATCAAACTCCACGAGAAAGTTAGTAACTATATCGCTAACATCAACGACCCAGACTATGCAAATGTTAAATCACTGAACTCCCTCGTCTCTCAGCTGTCCATGACCATGGATGAATATAACCAACAATTCCCACCTAGTTTATCACGGCTAATTGATATACTATCTGTTAGTGTGAGTCGGCAGATGGGTAGTAAGAATCAATTTCAAGGTAATTATGATCCAAAGGGTTATATTAGTAAGGAGTTTTATGGCAAGAACCGAGGAGACCTCCTACCAGTGGAGACCACCTTACTAGAGACTGGTACAAATTCAAAGAATATACTAGCGTATGAGAAGTTTAGTAATCAGTATAAATTAGTTAATACTAATATCTTAAGTGCTACCGATATTGGTTACACGAGTCATAATACATACCCACTTTCAGCTTACAATACATCCTGGGGCTGGGGTCTAATTATACCTAATGGTATCCCTAGTATTGATATTAATAATTATTATGAATTCTATGACTTTATCGATACAGTTGAAGGTTCATATTTACAGAAATTTATTGATTATGATAATGTGAATAATACATACCTGACTAGCTTAACCTCATATGATCAGTATACCGATAAGTGGGGTATAGCAGAAAAGGTCATTTCACATAATCTATATACTAACCTAGGTCTTGTATCAGGATCGTAATTTGAGAATAAATATTTTATATGCCGGCTTTAAGCAACACTACCGTCTACTTTAGCGTAACAAATACTTTAGATGATGTAAAAAGAGATTTAAACGAACCTTTTTCTTTTCTTGATTATTTGAAGTATGCTGATACTAATGATAAAGCGAGTGAGTTATCGAGTTACCAGAGTTATCTACAGTCTTGGGAACTATATACAAATACCTCGTTAGTATCTATTAATATAGATGTCAGGACGCAGTTTATTAATTTCCTGTCAGAGATAAATTTGCTATTCTTCACTAACGAGGAGAAGCGTTATTTTGATAATATAGATCTAAGCAATAACGAGCAGTTAACAATTGCACTTCCGTTTTTTACATCGAAGATTAAAGAAATAGCTATATATTTCAAGAAGAAGCGTAATAATATAACCAGTAACTTAGAGTATATTAAGAAAAAAGGTACTAGTACGGGTGCTGAAACATTCATTAAAGATCAAATACTTGATATATTTTATGGCGATGATGTTGCACCGGGCATAAACCCCGGAGAAAGATCTCCTGAGGAGATTGTTAATGGTATCGATATTAGTTTCGAAAGAGTATATGATACTTTTAACGATTATTTTGATTTAGATCCTAACAAATCCTCAACTTTTTATGACATAGTCTCAGGTGATAGGGCTGATTACTTCACCTCGAATACAAATACGATAAGTAGTTCTTTTTATATAAATGATGATCAGGCCATTATCGATATTATAAACACTAATGGTGTAGAGCTGGCGGAGATTCCAGGACTACTAGCTACGTATAATCGACCAGATTTATCATTATTACCAGATGATCAATTTATTGATTATCAAAATACAGGCGACAGAGCGGACTTAAACTTCAATCTTACAAGAGAGGTTCCTACAAACTATCAGGGCACTGATATGTATTATATATCCGGTGGTGAGAGTACAGATTATGTGTATGAAAAGCTATTTACGGCTAGATACCCTCACAGAAACTTACTAAACATCAATAACCCATCTACGCTAGCAGTAACCGGTGACTCGTTTAAGAATGAAAGAAGTGTAGGTTTATTCTTCAAACCATCTATAAGAGGTGCTCTTAAAATGGAGTGTGATTTTAGTAGCTATATTGTATCTGATGATATTGAAAGCAATGCTGTATATGTCATACCAGACCCGTCCAGGTACGGTTCGGTGGAGGGTGTTGGTGGTTGTTCACGAGCAAATCCACTCATATTCAATAGTACATTTAACAGATTTAAAAATACATCATCCTCATTTGGTAGATTCTTACCAGAGGTGGATAGTAAGGATCAAACATTCCATTCATATAATACAACTGAGCAGAGATTGTTTGAACCTAATAACATTACCCCACTAGCCGGTATCGAGAAACTTAATGTACCAAGTCAGATCATTAAAGAAGTAGGTGATATTTATGGTAATCAGTTTTATATTACAAATGTATCCAACACCGGTAACAAAAACCTAGATAATTTTGAAGGGGTTAACCCAGTCCAGCAGCGGTACTCAACGGTTTTCGAAACTGTGCCAACAGACAGCAATAAAGAAACATTAGCTGGTATTAGACATAAAGATAAGCTTATTGAAGTTAGTAACGTTGTTAACGGTACAGTAAAACCTATAACAGATGAGTTCGGAGACGTGTTTATTCGCTTTAGTTATGACCCAATCCTGCTTGAGCAATTGCAGGGAGGAAAGTATCAAGATTTAGATGTTTTTGAAACTGTATTCTTCTTTAAAACAGCAAATTACCTCGTCATTGATAGTATTAATTATAAAGATGGTAAATTTAGCCCAGCCGCATTTACGACAACGGTTCGGGAGTATAATAAGGAGATCATAATTGACCAAGCCAATAAAACTATTAGTAATCTCAGTAACCCTGTTAGGTTAGGTAGTGATATCCTTTATATTAAACTCACTAGCGACCCATCTACTACATCACCGACGAATATTAAGTTCTTTCAGTTTGAAATGTTTAAGTTTAATAAGGATACTATGAGAGAAGTAAACCTGGTAAGTAGCACCTCTCAAAATCAGAGTTATTTCGCTGAAAATTTTACTTTCAACTTAGATACTAATATTGTCGAGATAACGAACATTGCCCTGGCATATAATGAAAAGCAAGGTAAGTATATTGCAGTTACCAACTTCAGGGATTTAAATCACACTAGCTTTATACACGTATTAGTATTCGGACTCGATGGTGATGTATTTACAGTTACTGATAACTATATAATAGCGCCAGACAACTTTACTAAAACTATAAACTTTTATTCTCCTAATACATTTATAAATAACTTTAACGCGCGGAGTATAACATCCGAGCCTGTACATGATTTGACCTATGGCACACTTAGATTTTAAACATACTTTAACCGTAAACTTATCTAACTATCAACCCCAAGATAGTAGCGTTAATTTTATATCAAGAGAAGCTATTCAAGGCAATACGGTAGTCACTTTTCTGCTATCTGGTATCCAGGCCGATGTAAGAGACTTTCACTCAGATAAGCCTGGCTTTAATAGTGTTCAAATCGATTTCGGTGACCCTGTGTCAAACGGTGTTACAACATACTCAGCTAAATTTAATGCCGGTGTAACGGATACCTTACCGTTTACTAGTATATCACATACATACTTTACTGACATATCAGCCTATACGACGTTATCGGCTAGTATTGCTATTAAATATGAGCAATTAGATCAAGCTTCCGGTCCCTTATCCGCGAACCACATTATTGAGTTTAGAACGACGCCAGAAAATATCGTAGATAGAAACGTAGAGATTCTGAATAGTCAGTTGTTTACTGTGGGTGGGAGTGCTGTACCGTACTTTAACGTAGAGACGGATGAAAATATTATCTACCCACTAACGTACTTAGAACTTCAACCACCGTCTCGTGTGTTGTCTGGTATTTATCTTAATACTGACCCTGAAGACAGTGTTGAATATCCCGATGACTTCTTCTTAGCTAGGACTGAGCTATCTCCATCGAGCGCGTTATCAGCATTCGGTGATATTGGCTTGAGCGGTGGTGGTTTTCAGCTACAAGGTCATACTGGTAAACGATACGCTTTTGCTTTCTCGTTATCCGGTGAGGGGACAGCTATAACAAACCTCTCATCTACCAGTTTAATTAGATATACTGATTTAGCTATACCTTATATACCAGCGACTACTTTAGAAACTGGGATACTATCGACCTACGCCACGTTCTTTGATGTTATTACAGCTGGTTTTGATAATCTAGGTATAGTTGGTACGGGTAACGAATTTACCAGTCTGGCTACAAGCTACAATCCAATTAAAATAACCTTCAACCAGACTAATTTATTACCACCTGAGGCTACTATATATACATATGGTACACTCGTTTCGACGGGATATATACCAGGTACATCGGACACCAATAATATATTTATTTCCAGTGATACTGATTACCTATATACTTACCCGACATCAGGTTACGGTTTAAGCGCTGTAAATAGAATAACAACTGACCCGGCTGGTGATAATATAACGGCATTATAATAAATAATAATATGGCAAATGATATTCGTATATCGGAACTTAATGAGATTACTGTTAATAGTAATATTAACGAAATTGTTATTAATAACAGGGAGTCGGTAGCTGATGCAGGTGTTACTAAAAAGATCCAGGTAGCTAACCTGCTGACAGATAGTATAATTAACACTAATAATCTCGCTAACTCATCAGTAACTACTGATAAGATAGCTGATAAGTCAATATCAGCCGATAAGATAGCTGATAAAACAATTACAAACAGCCAGATAGCTAATTATACAATCGGTAATAATGAGTTAGCTACTAACTCTGTTGATAACAGGGTGTTAGATAATGATGAAAGTTTCGTAGCAGGGGGTTATACCGCTACACGTAGTATTCTTTCACCTAAGGTAGAGGCATCAGATAGGTTAACTGTAACATCGGGTCTTGTTGACCTTAATCAAATAACATACACATTCCCAGCAACCCAAGCTCCTCGGAGATTTCTTCGGACAGATGGATCTGGTAACTTAACGTGGGAAGAAGCGGTACCTGGAGACGGCACTGCACTAGTTTTCGATAATATTTCTCCTGTTGGTACTGTTATACCATACGCTGGTAACGCGTCTAGTGTACCGAACGATAAATGGCTTAACTTATTTGCAGATCGTAGGTTTCTTGGTGCAGCATACCCAGAGCTTCGCGATCTACTCGATACGACTTGGGGTCCACGTACTGATGCAGGTGGTGCAGAATCACCCACTGGTCCATATTATGCGTTACCAGATCTAAAAGTCGCAGCCCTTAGCGCCGGTGAGGTTAGTGATATTATAAAAGGTACAGCTTTTGAACCGGCTCAAGTCGGGGTATACAATAGCGCTCATAACCTAGGTACGGTACCTGATGTATTCGGCGCTACAGCTATATGTACAACTGCAGAGTATGGCTGGCAAGTTGGTGATGAGATTATCATTAATACCCAAGTCGACGGTTCGCATACTAGTAATAACGGTGCACCGACAACTGTGTATGCTGACGATACTAATGTTTACTTCAGAACTACTAGCAAAGCGTCTGGATATTGGGTAGGTGAAATAGCGACAGCTGATGGATCCGGGACGAATGGAGAAGCGAGACTCACAGTAGGTAATTGGGATGTTGTACTATGGTGGTATGACAATACTATTGATAGCGCTATGAGTTACATCATTAAAGCTAAGCCTGATGATATTCAGCAATATGACGTGGTTACCGGGCCTGGTCTATCAGCTATCGATGCACTCGGCGTTCAATCACCTACCATAACCTTATCTAGCTCAGAGATCGGCTTGAAGGTATCAGAAGACTTCACATTTGACGGTTCTAATAGATTAAAGTTAACAGGTACACAGGTATATGCAACAGTTGAGCATGACCCTATAACAGATACAACGTATCTCAGGAATTGTACACTAACGAGAACAGATATTGGCAGATTTACTATAACAGTTGACGATATCGGTACTAGACCAACCGCGGTTGGTTCTTTAGCGAATAACTGGACATTAATAAGCAGCAGAAATAGCGCCTTTGAGGGTCAATATGCTATTTCTGTACGTACGGATAACAATAATACTTCAATCTTTGTCGAGATTGTAGAGCTCGATGCAGTAAAGGCTCATGGTGGAGGTAATGACAACAATACGGTTTCTGAGTATTCTAGAAGCTATGCTGATGTACCGTTCCAAGTGCTTATTGCTAATTAAATTACTACCACCTTTTAATAAATTTATTGACGTACTCTTTTGGTACAATATATGCCGGGCATATCGTATCGCTTATCTGTTTTCTATATGTTACTCGATGTCTACCGTCTAAGCAAAAATCATCATCTGTCACGACAATAGGGTCAGTACAAACTCCTTCTTTTTTATAGTAATTAATAACCTCATCTTTTAGTTGATAGGATTTACATCGTGTGTTAGCAATATCATAATTGTCGTAATATTCTAAAACTCGTAGCGCATTAAGCGTCCTAATTAATGACTGTATATCGATATATTTATTACCGTCTAGGACGTGCTTACTAAATGTTTGCTCAAACACTGACATATCTCAAACCAATTGAAACTCTGTAACCTGATTCACACTCAACTTTATGATAAGTGTAGGGCTCATGAGCAGTAAGTTCAAATGCTCTTAACGTAATACCATCAACAACGTCATAAGTATCGATAAAGTCATCATCCAGAGAAAAGCGATATGAGAACTTAGACTTACCAGTCGCATATGTAATATATAAAACATCGGACGGGTCATCAGAGTTTGTATGTTCATCGATAGCATCACCAGGCCCGTATATAAATTTACCACTTACTCTAAATCTTACTGATGGAAAACATTTCTTTAAGACTGGTAATAAGTCTATTATATCTGAGTCAGAAAGCTTTGCTAAGGATGCATTAATAGCGTGAGGAGCGTTAGGATCTGTAGGACCACTCCTTACAGTTTTCTCTAATCTATCATATACTCTTTTAGGTGATAGTAATTTTAAAGCAGCTTCTAAATCTTCCGCGTGTTGTAATTTTGGAACGCCTTTGCCGTGGATATCATACTCCGTATATTTTGTTACTGTAGTGTTGCTCATAATCTATGTGTAGTTCTGGACACGTAAGAGTGTCAATTTCTTGTATATCTGTAATACTTGAAAAATCCTCATTTATAAAATCGTTTAGTGATGTAATTGTCTGTCTAATCTGATCAATGACGTCTGTATTATTGAGAGCAGAAGCCTCCACAATTAATTTTCGCAGCGTCATCATGAGGTCGCGGCTACTGTGCGTCAAGTACTCTAGTCTTTGAGCTAAGACCATCACCGGGTCATATACCAACTTGCCATTTTTATCTAATTCGCAGCAATTTATATATTTAATATGTAAGCTATATTCTTGTGTTTCTGCTTGGCTCAACTCAATACATTGAGATTCCATGGTAATTTTTTTACACGAAGTAGTGAATACCAGCTTATCAGTATTAACACATTTATGCACGTAATAGTATAACCTCATATAATAACTCTACGAATAACACTACACCTAAAAGGACTAAGCACCTTTTAACTCTTCTACCTCAGCGTCTAGACGCTTAACCTCTTCAATAAGGTATGGGATAAGCTTAACGTAGTCGACTGATTTAAATCCATCAGGTCTCTCATGTACTAATTCTGGAAGTACCTTTTCAACATCTTGGGCCATTACACCAAAATCTTTGCCCTCTCTATCCGCTTCTTCTTTCCAGTCGAATGAATAACCAGATATGTTATTAACTACCTCTTTAGAGTTTACGATTTTATTAACGTTTTCCTTTAATCGCTCGTCGGAGGAGTAGAATGATATAATGTCGGAACAACCTCTAATAACACCAGTTACTGTAAGTATGTTATTTACGCATGTATTGTTACATGAAACTAAATCATTATTCGCAATAACGTCATTACCTCCTGTAATATCACCACAAGCTAGAACTGCTCCTGTAGTGTCAACTTGAGCAGCATTAATATTACTAACATTTATAATGTCTCCAGTACACGCGTCGATATCACCACCAGCGACTTGTAGTGTACCGCAAGATAACATACCATTACCTTTAGTGCGGAGATAGAGGCTTGAGCACTGACCTATACCATCTGTAACAATACAATTCGAACTGCCGTTTAAAGTACAATTCGCAGTAGCACTAGATCCTAAATTCAGTATAGATTGAAATGTATTACATATATTTTTACCCGTAAAATCAGCCATACAAATATTTAATCAAAAAAAACGAGATTAAAAGAGTACTATCTCACTATACGGGTATTTTAGGTTAATAACATTGTATTCTAAACGCTTCATAATGGCTAACTGATAGTTGTATATACCTTCAATACATCTATTGAAAACTTGAGGTGTCAGAACTTCATTCATGCCAACAAAATTATCATAGGTTGGTTCCTGTACTACAGTAGCTGATAAACTAGTTATACCTGTTAGTGCTAGTAGATTCTCCGTGTTATATGCTAAATTAAATTGGAATTGAATATTTGCTGCTAGGTTACCGTGATTGTATAGTAGCTTCTGCAGACTCTTATTAAAAGTAATATTATTAAAATATTGACTCTTAACTTTTATATCACTTCTATCATATATTTTAAAATTAGGATCTTCGAGTAGGTTTAATAGATTGTTAGGTTCATTGAACCTCATTAATCTATCTCTGCCCCTATAATCATCGCCTACCTTAGTAGTATCTTTATCAAATATGAATAGAGAATCCCTATTCTCATTCTCCGGTAAAATTTTAGCGTCAAATATTTTATGCGCTGTAGTAAAGTCAACACCTGGTAAGTCAGTAAAGTTAAAGCTGCCTATCAGCTCATCTGTACCAGTACATATTAGAAACTTGAATATATTAGTATCAGTGATAATATAGTATATACTACTATCATTTTGGGAAAATACGATACGTAGCGGTGTACCTGGCTCGCTTTGACCTACATCTGGGGTATGTAACACTGCAGTTGATCTAAACAAATAATCAATTTCTAATATAGTAAAATCATCAAAAATAATAAACAATACTCCTGTTATAGCATTAACGGCGAAGTCCTTTACTTTCTTTTCCGTGAAAAGGTTATTATTATATTCTCGTTGTTTTGTTAAGTTATCACCTAAAACTACTATAGACTCACGACCTTCATTCCACGTATATATCTCGTCATTAGAATAATACATATGAGTAACTCCGGAAAGAGTGCTTTTACCGGCAGTATTTAATTTAAATCCCCCCGCGTTTAATAATTCGATGTTATTATCCCCGGAGTTGACGCTATTAATAATAGGGTCGATGTATAACCGATATATCTGATTATGAAAAGCATCACTAACATATAGTGTATCCATATCATTCGTTGTGATATCGGTAATATTTTGAAATTGTTGCGAGAATACACCATCTGCACGGTCGGTAGATAGTACAAAAACAGACGTACTGCCAATATCCGGATCATTTTCATTACGAAATATATGAATAGCAGATGGGCTATAGTATACTGTTACGAATGTGCCTGGTGTACCGACTTTTAACGGATTACTTGAAGTATTAAAGTTACCTATTAATTCGAATCCTCTAGTATCGCTCAAACCACCACCAACACTGCTGTTGGATGCGTATGCGCTACTAGTATCTGTGGTGTAGCTTAGATAGTCACTCTCCGCGACCCCTGTCACGCCGATAAACCCGGTGTAGTTGAAAGGTAAACTGTTATTACGTATGAAGCAGTAATTATAAAGGTCTAAGAAGTTTTCATAGAGTTTAGTTAGCTTAGTATTAATGGAGTTTTGGTTAATAAACTCACTTGGCTGGAATTTTATACTATCAAAATTATTTGTAAGCTCTAGCGTAGAATATGAACTTCTACTAAAGAGGCTTTGATCTGTAATAAAATTGCCTTGGACGTTATCTGCTACCGATAGGGTAGCAGAGTCACTATCTATAACTCTACCAGAATATACTTGTCTGTTTGATATTGTATAATACCCTATATAATCTTCACCGGCAAAGTTGAGAGTACCGCCCTCAGTATACTTAAAAACATCTACTGGTAATCCGGCATAGGCTGAGTCTGCAGCTGATGTATCGCTTGCGCTGTCTAATTCTATTGTTGTATAGTTAGCCATGTTATTTATATTTATGATACAAAACCATAGATCTATACGCTGTTCAAATAAACCTTACCTGTATATGTAATAATATTTAATACTTTGAATAAATATTCATATGGCAAGCGGAATAAAGGTATCAAATCTAACACAGCAGGATGCAATTGACGGTAATGTAAATCTTCACGTTATTAAAGAAGTTAATGGTAGTCTGACATCATTTAAGACGAGTGTTGATAGCTTTTTATACCCTAATAGTATTACGTCTGATAAGATAGCAGCGAACGCAATTACATCCGAACATATAACTGCTAATACAATTATATCCGAACAAATAGCTGCTAATACAATTACATCCGAACAAATAGCTGCTAATACAATTACAACCGAACAAATAGCTGCTAATACAATTACAACCGATACGTTAGCAGCAAACAGTATTACAACTGATAAGCTAGCAGCAAACAGTATTACAACCGATACGTTAGTAGCAAACAGTATTACAACTGATAAGCTAGCAGCAAACAGTATTACAACCGATACGTTAGTAGCGAATGCAATTACAACAGATACATTAGCAGCGAATGCAATTACAGCTGATAAGATATCCAACGGGACTATAGCATCTGAATCAATGATAGCATCGAATATTATTACTGCTCAATCTATATCCTCTAATGCTATTATTACTGGCTCTGTACAGAGTAAAAACTTTGACGGTTCGTATAATGCAAATACCGGGTTAATAGGAGCAGGTACTGAAGGATTCTATCTAGAAGGTAATACCGGTACTATTATAGCTAATACTTTAGTTGCAAGAGACGACATTATCACCGGTAATATGATTAAATTCTCATCCGGCAAAGCATTACAATCTAACCCCGAAACCGGGGATCTAGAAGTAGTTGTAGATGACAATACTCTTTCTATTCAAGATGGTAAATTAGCTATTAAAACGATACCATCAACAGCTGTTTATACCCCGGTCGGTGATATAACTTATTCCGGCGCTACTTCAGAAAAGGAAATTGGTACATATTCTAGAGGAACAGGTAGTGTTTACTCTTCTATTATCCAAGCTGGTAGCCCAGCCGCCCCTTTTGCTGGTGAACTCATTTACGGCTCTGGGTTAGTGACCACGCGAGCCGCGGCTTCAATATTTACTATCGATTTACTTGACCATGTGTCAGGATCATCTGCAGTTACAGGCGTGACCCTATATAATCTAACATTTGAAGTGGATTATACAAATATTGTAAACCTTGCTAGTATCGATGGACTATGTAATTTAGGTCTTATAACAGTTCCGTCAGATAGTTTAACCGACTTTGTTAATGTAGGTAGTAATCAATACAGTACATTCTTTCAAATTCAAAACCCGACTTTTCCAGTAGCTAAAGTTGACTATACACTTAATAGTATTAATATTAAGCCGTATACCTTACAACCAACTAATAGATACCTTCACGTATTCCCTTACTTTAGTTATGGCAAAGGAGGCCCAGATTATAACCCCTTCGACGCATCCGATACAATAGCTATAAAGATTAAGGCATCAACTGATATGAGATTAACTATAAACGCTACCGGTACTCTTACCAATACAAATAGAAATATGCAAGATCTATTAGATGTAACACCAGCAAATGATTACTGGGTAGATGATCAAGGGTTCGACTACGATGATAGTGTATTCAACTAAATAATTAAAGATATGTCATTCAAAAATAAACAAAACACCGACTGGAGCTCAGTATCAGGCAATTTTGATAACCTCCCTTATTATGCGAAGAGAGAAATGCATTATTCTGAAGCGTCTGATGCGGATATAGGACATATATATGATATTTTAACTACGGTGATCGATACCTTATCTACACAGTATAATATCGATATCGACCTTCAAGGCGATCAATTCAAGCTTGATCATAGAAAAGCTATTAAAGCTAAGTTTCCGAAGGATTAGTTACTTCACTCCATCCAGTTAGCTGGTCACCGAGTGTCTCGTAATATTTCATATCAGTACCATCTTCTGTCGATGATATAGAATACCATTGACTTTTAAATACTAGCTCCCATAGTTGATACTGAATAGCAGAAGCTTTAGATCTAAATTCCTCGTCGCCCCATAGGTGCCATACATTCTCATACGGCTTATCAAATACGGCTAATTGTAGGAGTGGGTCATAATCTTTATCTACTTCTCTTATTTCTCTAATAGCTCTCAATCTCTGACTCCCAACTAAAGGCCACCAGCTTGATAGGCATAAAAAAGGATTTTTAATAGACTCTTTTTTGAGATTTTCCATTAACGGTTCATTCAACGCTACCTTATCTAGATTACTCTTAACTATCGGTCGATCGAGTATTATCGATGCCGGTTTCCAATACCATGTATGCGGTGGTATTGGACATAATTCACAAACTTCACTACTTACTCTATCTGCTGCCATATTATTATTATATAGTAGGGGGGTATAATATCAACCTTTATTCATAGTAGATATAATCCCCGTCCTGCGTGAATATTGGAAGATCTGATTCAGCTAGCTTATAATCATATATAGGTTCTCCAGGAGACTCAGTAATTATAAGTGGAGCAGGTGTATCACGTGGATTAGGTGCATCAAATTCAGGAGTTGATGGTGGTAATATTAACGCTGTAAGTCCATATGTTATTTCTTCATTTTCTTCAGCTTCAAAATTATTACCTATACTAAAGTCAAAAATAACATGCGTAACATTTTTCGGTAAGAAAGTTTTAATTTTCGATGTAAGAGCATCAGATAGTACCCGACCCTCTCTACTAGACAACCCACCATTCTTAATATATATCTTGACTCTATTAGAGAGGCTACCTGGTATAGTGTAGCTGAATAAGTTATCAATAGTCTCAGCATTGTTACGTGTACCGGTTGTAATATCAAAATTTATTGAGTCAATCTGTGAGCATTCTAGTAACTGGTAATCAACTAAGTCCTGAAAGAGCTGTGTATTGTATGCTCGGAAGTTTCTAAATGTAACGAGGTCGGCGTTGAAATTCTGATTCGTAATAAAATCTGATATTGGATCAATACTATAGTTTGGCTGACCTATAAAGAAGCTGTTGTTCAGGTAGTTCTTGAGAGGTCTCATACCTACAGTTATGAAAACATCGGCTACCTTAATACCGTTAACATGTACCGTCGTTTTACCAGTCAAAAGGTCGCAGTTCATCGCGATGCAATTCTTACCTGGTATTATATTTGATATTGCTATTATCTCACTGTTATCATTTAGATTTACACTAGCCCCGGTATAGTTAATAGTCCAGTTACCACTTGTTAAATCGCTCCATATACCCTGATCGGTATCCCATATCTTATCGGCAACTGAGCCAGCATATTCGTTATCAAATCTAGTTAGTAAGCAGAACTTATTTTCATACTCTTTAAATGTCTGCTCCATACTGTATACATTAGTAGGGTTTTCAAAGTTACCTAATTTATCGCTGAAGTTGTAACCGAGATCAGCACCTGTTATTGGTAGTGCATATGATGATAGTGTATAACCACTTGAGGTAGTGGGAGTAAGTGTGATCTTATCTGCTATTAGCTTACCATTAATATCCTTTGAAAAGACTAACGGCTTAGTTATGTAATCCTCTGTGACAAAATCAATCTTGTGACCTGAAACTGCGGAAGTAGATAAAGTAAAGCTCGATAGTAGCTCCCTCTCAGTACTAAAGACTTGAAGCTTATTGTCGGCCTGTATATATAGCTCTTCATTGAAGGAATTAATATCCCATATTTTAGTATTAGTAGAAAGGGCTAAGAATGTAGTATCATCTATAAAGTCTTTAAATATTACTTTATTTGACATACTATAATCACTACCAGTACCGCTTATAGCTGCTCCAAGGGTATCATTCAAGTTGACACCTCTCAAACCTCGCATTGTACCAAATACAGTATTATTATTCCGTCTAAGTACTGATTCATCTGCAGCTGTGAGTGTAGCGGTTGCAGGTTGACAAATTAAGGTCTGTGTATCTATGTCCCAAGCACCTGGTGCTACACTACTAAGACTCTTAACTAAGACTTTAGAACCAACTCCATACATTACACGTGAACTGTAGTCAGATGCGAAAATATCCTGTACAATGTCGTCGCTATTTTCTGTCTGAACATCACCAGTATAAGCCACTCGCATGATCTTATTACCCTCAGGGCCTGAGCCCAAGACGACCATATCTGTAGTCTTACTTACATATAATATATCTCTAATACCTGTTAAGGACGGTATTACTGTCTCCCTAAGTAGGTTAAAATCTGTATCATAATAGTAAATTGTATTACCCTCATAAAGGTAGATGAGAGGAGTGAAGTAAAAATTCTTAACAATACCCAGGCCTCCATTGAATAGATTTCCTACTAATTGAAATGCTTTAGGGTCTTCGAGATTTGGTATATCTAATTCAAAAGAGATATTCAAACCATTAACTTTTCCGCGGTTATCAGCAAGTATACTGAAGGTGTCATAAGTAGATGGAGTAATTACTAATGTATCAGTAACAGCGCCGGTATAAGCTATATCACTATTTCGTCTAGGTGTAAAGTCCCGCTTAACAAGATCACCAGATAGTTTATCTAAAATAGTAGATATAGATTTATGGCCTATACGGTCGTAGTAATATACCCCACTAGGCTCGAACATTAAAGTACTCTCAATATCGATGTAGCTTAGATCACTAAAGCCTAGGGTATTTACTATTTGGTCAATTACAGACGTTGACCCTGATAGTGGTATCGGTGGATTATGTAGATTACCTTCCTCTGCCCCAATACCAGTGATATTTTGTGGTAGGTAGTATCTATCATACCATGTACCGGTATCACCATCATTATATAACCAGCTACATAAGTACTCACCATTTTCATTAAGAATATTAGCAACACCCTCTCGGTTACTTATATCCTTATATATCCTATCACTAAAGTATGGTGAAGCGCCGGCATATGCACCAGCCTCCTGCAGACCTGCATCATTTAAGTTTATCTGGGTAAATGGTAATATGTTATCAGGTAATACAAATTTTGTAAGGTTATCCGGTTGGAAGTTATACTCTACTGTATAGAAGTTATATTGTAGTTTTAAGAACTCTTCTGATACCTCCTGTGTCTCGTTATTCAGTATTGATGAATACTGTCTCTGCATTTGCTTATCAGCGAATGGTAAGTTCTTATTAACATTGTGATGATTTGAAACTTGATTTTTTAAGTTAAAATAATTTAAATTAGCATATACATTACCGTTCTCAATATAATTATCCTCGTAATTACTGTACATTAGGAAGTTATATTTATTATCACTTAGTGTTTTAACCTTGTCAATATCAGCACCAGACGTGTAGTATACAAAGTTATTACTTTTATCAAGATATTTTGTGTTAGAGCTACCACTGTTAGATAACACTATTGTACTGGCAGTGTAATCATCATAATCCGGTGTATGTAGTGCGGTTACTGCACTACCATTTATACTAATTAAACTCGATGTTAAAGTACCTGTAGCGGTTTCACCTTGTAGCGATAGGCGTAAATAATTATCACTCTGAATAGCGTTAAAGTTTGTAGTTGCAGATAGACCGACAGTGTTAGTGATTGTATCAAATATTATCTGATCCGTTCCAGTGTGATAGGCTAGGTACTTTCGTGTATCACCGTCGTAAGTAAATACACTACAATATAAATCATTATCAATAGAGGTTAATAAGACTGTAAATGATTGTGCACTAGTAGTAGTATAGCTTGTTAAACTACATGCACTCGACAGGGTACTATTATTTCTGTCTATTGTGAGGTACCCGGCTGAGTTATTATCGAATTGTAGTGTTGTTGCGAAGCTATTTGATATGTCTTCTGGTTGATTAAGATCAAAAATATCTTGCTCAGTTTGAGGATTTGTTAGATATGTCGTAGTGTAGTTTTTATTTAATAGATCGTTAGCACTCAACAGAAAGTTATATTCAAGTAAGCTCATTCCCTGCAAGGTCGAGAATTGACTCGGAATAGATAAGTCTAAAGCTCTATCAGGGTCCTCCAGCATGAAGTTAACTGGTTTGATATTACTATAACTCTTTATCTCAACAGGCATCTTAATTATATTTAATTAGAGACTAGGTCTCGAACTATACCCAGTCAGATCTATTTGTACCTAACCCGTTACAGGATAGGCTATGAGTAACAACAAACTTATCTTCAGCGACCTGATACACCTCCATGGAGGAGAATGGTATCTCACCAGGTGCACCAGTATATCCGGAGCTCAAAGTATTATTGACTGATAGAATTGTAACACCGCCGCCGGCGCTGAGGTAAATTGGTAGCTCACCGGTTTGAACAAATTTAGCATTCCACCCTACTGGGAGTGCTTCTTCAGCGCTACTACGTAAACTAACATTCATACGTTGTATTGAAGAAAGCGGTTCAATAACACCGCCGGATATACATACAATATTTTTACCATACCGTGTTAGTGTGTCTCCGCTACCAGGCCATTCAAAGGGATCGTTGGTGGTATTTTCAATATTTAACACTTCACTTGTATTCCTAGAAGAAAAGTCACCAGCTAGACCTATACTTAAATCCAGGCCACCAGATAAATATCTGCCACCGTTAATACCAGGATTCACAATATCAAAATCACCAGTTGTGGTTACCGGTGCAGGTATATTGCTAAATAAATTTTCAATTGCAATACTCTTTGAGAGGTCTTGCTGTACAATATATATTAAGTCAGAAGCAGCTGTATCGCTTATACTATTTAATTCTGTTAATTTGAAGTTAGCCATGTTATTTATATTTATGATGTTGATACTATTATACTATTAATGGTGGTTCCGCGGAACCACCGATAAGAACCCCGTTGATGGTTAAGTTCTGAATTTCCATAGGCATATGACCTGAATACGAAATTCCTACCTTAATGCCAGCAGGTAGGTGCTCTAAATTAAAATCTGTACTAAAAACATGCTGTGATTCATATATACCATTTTCACGTATATACAATACAACATCCTGTAGATTCCGCTTGAAGCCGACTCTTAAAAGCTTCCACTTATCGTCAATAGTCGAATATCCATCTTCAGGTACAATAGCACCTTTGAAATCAAATGTGCATAATTCTGCTGACCGTGTGGTCTGTAGTGCGGAAAGTGCACGTACACTAAATACCTTTGAGGATAGCGTCTCTGTACCGCTATTATAAAATCCCTCTTGACTGCCTGATAGACTAAAAGCGCCATTATTATCAACACAAGCTAGTACCAGTGCACCGGATAGAAAAGATCCAAACGCTGCGGGGTCTGGTTGTATTGATTTAGTTAGATCTGTTAAAACACTCGCCCCTGGCCCATCGAGATCGTACCCATTATTTGACTGCACACCATATTTAGTTGTGAAGCCTGATAGGGTCAAATTAACAGTACTAGCCGTGGATAGGGAATAGGTGTTAGAGCTATTGTTTGTAACATACCATGTCGGTATCTCCCATGGGAATAAACCACTGGCAGATGAGACTGTGGTTGAGAAGCAGTTTGTGCTACTACCGGCTGCAGCTGAGGTATATCTAAACTCCCAACCATTTCGAGGGTTACCATAGTTAGCATCATCATATGTATATCTAAATTCTGAAGCAGAAGCTGCATCAACCCATACAGTTGCTGAAGATGCTGTAGGATTAGCATTATTAGGTTGCCTATAATATCTATTACCACCGCTCAAGAAAATATTACCAGGTAGACTAGCAACGTCAAAAGCGGAAATTGCCGTACTACGAGAAGGTCCCTCAACACTTGAGAAGTCTAATGTATCGACTGATGCATCAAAGATATATAAGCATAGGTTCTCAAACTCGTTAGACATATTATAACTAAGTACACCGGCCGGGTTACGTTTAGTAGGCTCGAGTCCTAATAAGCTACCGGCGAAGGACCCACCTTCAAGCGTTAGCGACCCAAGATCCTCTTGATCTTCGTTTGTACGTACTAGTGATACAACAAGATCATCTCTAGGGTCAAATACTTCATTATATAATACTGTACTACTAAAATGGTATATGGACGTTCCTTTACTCATTAATATTATTTAAGACGGATAATCTTTTATTCTATAGTTGATCTTTAGAGTTTGTTGCATAAAATAATATATATATGGATAAAGAGGAATATCTTATTTTTAATCCCGAAGGGGGGTTGGGTAAAGTTATAGCATCCACCGCTGTTACTAGAAATATTAAAGCTACATACCCTGAGCGAAAGATTATTGTGGTTACTCCCTGGCCTGAAGTGTATCTAAACAATCCTGATGTCTATAGAGTCTTTAGATCAGGTGTTATTCCATATTTTTATAAAGACTATATAGAGGGCCGCGAAACAATCGTACTCAAAGGTGAACCATACTATAACACTGGTCACATATACAACAATCAAGTACTAGCCGAGTCTTGGTGCAAGACTCATAATATAGAATGGGATGGTATTAATACACCTTTATTATCATACACTCCCGCTGAGGTTGAAAGGATAGGTAACCAGTTTACCAGATCAAAACCTACTCTACTACTACAGACTAATGGTGGTATGTTTCATGATAACGAAACAGGCTATTGTTGGACTAGAGATATTCCTACCGAGCAGGCGCAAATACTAGTAGATAATTTAAAGGAACAATACCACATATTGCATGCAACTAGACCAAATTGCCCTACTCTACATGGTGTCGAAGCATTGCCTGAGATGGATAAACGTACATTAATGTTACTACCGGCGATAGTTCAACAACGTATACTCATCGATAGCTGTCTGCAACATGCAGCAGCCGCATTTGATGTTGAATCATCTGTATTGTGGGTAGGTACTCACCCAGAAGTATTCGGGTATGAAGTGCATAAAAATTTCAAACCAGCTATTGAGCCTATTAAAGAACAGAATACAGCTGGAATTGACAGCTTTCTTTTTGATTATGACTTCAGTGGACCGGCTCATGAATTCCCTTACCCGCAACCAGACATATTTAATTTACAAGATATCTTCGACTCAGTTGTAGGCGTCGCTTTCAACGAAGCCGCGGCTATACCTAGCTAGTATCTTCTTCAGAAAATAACTAGTGTTAGGTGATATTTACCTATGCTATTGAAACGGCCCAGCCTCTGCTACTTAAGGCTATATAATCAGTATTTAGCGAACCGCTAGTAGGTGCTGAATTTGTACCTCCTAAATTCAATTCACCGTTATTAGTACCTGCAGTATTAACTGCAGCTAGTATACCATCAACTGCACCCTGTACTAAATTGTTATTCTCTGCCAGGAAGCTGGTAACGGTGCTAGAAATAGTACCACCACTAAATTCTGTCAAGTCATTACTAGTAACGTTAACTGATTGAAGATTTATATTAGAGCTTAAAGATGGTATATTACCAGTTAAACTACAAAACTGAGCATCAAATAATTTAAGACTAGCAGGTAACACCGGTATACCGCCTCCCATTGAGTAGTTAGAGCCTATGTTTAAATTCTCGAGTAGTGTGTAGGATGACAAGTTAGCTAGCGGTACATCAAGTGTGTTGGATTGAAAGGTAGCTGTAATGATATTCTGTGGCATATACTGGTCTACAGAACCGGTTAGTTTATTTGATGCAAAATTTATATATTGTAGGTTATCGTCGTTTACACTCGATATAATAAAATTAGTGACATCATTACCAACGCACGTAATACTAGTGAGACCAGTATACGACGTAACACTCACTTGCCCACTAAGCTTAGGGCAAGATGTACCTAAATCGACCTCAGTTGCTACTTCCTCCGTTGGTGTAAAATTTAATCTCATTATATATTGATTAGTTTAAGTTTAAGGTGAACCAGGCCTCTTATACAAGCCACAAGTTACACCTGGTTGCATATACACAAACGTATCGTTCGGCGATGGTTGGTAATATAAATCACGAATCTCGCCGTTATATGTATGGTCTGCAGTATCAGTTGGTGCACTAAATACATCTGACAATCCATCACCCCAGCTGACCGTAGAGTCGCTTGGGCTTGTTATTTCAAACCCCTTTATTGTTGTACCTGTTGCCGGTTCAGAGAAGTACCAGAGATGATTAGTACTAGGCCATACCTGGGCGGATCCTAAGTACGCTGCCGTTACTTGCGTGGAGCCTATTTTAAGATTATCTGCTAAATTTAAAGGTACGCTCATATTATCCTACAATTATGTAAAGTGTGGTTGGATCAGGTACAGCTATAGCATCATATTGCGCTTGAGTTAGTCTGTATAAGAACTGAACACCAGCAGTATTTTGCACGAATTGACCCTTGTAGGCAAAAACGTCTCCAAGATCTTCACCTCCAGATAATATAAACCCGTCTGTGACATTAAGGTCACCTTCCTCGACATCCACATCTCCGAAGAATTCCGTGAAACCTTCTACGGAAAATTCACCTGTTACTTCGAACCCAGTACTACCTGTAAGAGAATGAGCACCGGGCATTGTAACTGGTCCAGTAAAATCTGCTGTACCGTTAAAAGTTGCATCACCAGTAACGTCTATAAAGGGAGCAGCTGACAGAGTGAACTCTTGTATTGCAGATAGAGTAGTCTGTACTGTGTCAATACCCGTCACAGATAGACTAGATTCCTGGTCCGTTACAAGCGCTTCAGTCCCTATTAACGTTTGGCTTTCTGGAAGGTCGGTTATGCGTTTATTTGACATATGTAATATTATTTATTTATTCTATACTGTAATACCGTACCTTTTCGTGATTGTATGTACGGAACACTATTATAATGGTTATATGAAAAGTAAAAAACCTTTACGCATCAATGATTCGTCGTTCAAGCGTCGTAATTTAGCGAGACATCCAATGCCGCCACCTGGTTTTTCTTTCACTGATAAGAAGAAGCGAGAAGATCGGAAGAAATGCCGGAAAAGTGTATGTGATCGCGATGGAGAATAACCGGAACACCGATATAATTAAAGAGAAGAAAGAAACAATATCAATCAATTAATACAATGAACTTAGGATACGATACAACGCAATTTCAGTCTGTCAGCAATATCAAAATACCAGATCTTTTCTACCGACGTTATAAGTCAGGTATCGAAACTATCGATGATCTTTTCGGTGAAGGTGTTCTACCTGGTAGTGCTATTACGATGACTGCTCCTGCTGGTTGCGGTAAGACTACTTTCTTATTGCAGATGCTCGAAGGTTTGAGTAAGCAGGGGTACGAGACTGCTTATGCTTCAGGTGAAGAGAGTGCTGTGCAGCTAGCTTTTACATGTAACCGGATTACGGTTAAGAGCGTTAAGGTCGCTAACGAGACAGATATTGATACTCTTTGTGATGCTATGAAGCAGTTCGACGTTTTAGTTGTCGATTCTTTTCAAGCTCTAACTTCTACAAAGAAGATGAATCGCGCTGAGCTTGAACGCCATGCCGTCAGCCGGTTAACTCGCGCTGCTAAAGATACTGAGTGTACTGTATTCTTTGTTATGCATCTTACTAAAGATGGTAAGCTTAAAGGTAGTACTATTGTACCGCATACCGTTGATGTTAATATGGAGATTGCTGTTGAAGGTGAGTTCGAAGATGGGCTTCGTAAGATTCACTTTAGTAAGAACCGCTTCGGAGCTTTGAACGAGGTAGTATTATCTCTCGGACATGCCGGATACGACTTCGGTAACCCTGTTAAGATTGATGATTCTGATAAGGCTCCGTCCAAGAAGAATCGAAAGCAGACAGAGTTTGAAGCTATACTTGATATGAAAGAGCCTCCTCACATTAGCATCGACCGTGTTATGGAGAAGCTTAACTGCGACTACAATACTGCATATAATCGTTTACGTGAGCTAGTATTGAATAATAAGCTCGAGAAGTTTGGTAAAGGTAAGACTTCTATCTACAAGCATACGACTACTACAGCAGTTTAAAGGAAAAAGATCTTGAACAATAAGGAACTACGATATAATTAAATAGTAAGAAGGAACGACTCCTTCAGTAATAAATCAAACAAACTAAAAAAAACTAAGAAAATGGGACATAATATTACGGCACGAGACAAACAAGAAGGCCTTAGGCAAGCTTGGCATAACTTGACAGATGTAAAGGAGGTTATCCACCTAAAGGACAACTATCTAACATCATGGGATGTTGAGCGACGTGAACTCTTATTTGATGCAAATGGTGAGACTGTTGACTCAGGGTTTGACATTCTAGTCGGTAGTGATGATGGTCAGCTGATTGGTAAGCCGATGTCAAAGGCATATAAAGAAGTATCGAACGAATCGTTTATGGATCTTGTCAGCGATGCTATGCACCGACTACCGAAGGCTAAGCTCGAGAGTGTTGGTTCAGTCGGTAACCGTGGTAAGGTTTTTGCGACTATAAGTCTCAGTGACCATAAAGAGTATAATATCGGTGACCGTCAATTCCAGGACTTCTTAAACTTCGGTAATGCTCATGATCAGAGCTCGCGTCTGTGGATTAACAATACAAATATATGTACTGTATGTGAGAATACATTCAACTTCAACCTAAGATCTAATGATGGTCTAGTAGGGTCAGCTGTTCACCGCGGTGATGTTGAGCTCAAGCTAGCTGATCTAACAGTACTGGTAGATGAGTTTCTCGGTACGCAGCAAGATTTCAAGACGAAGTTCGATAAGCTTTTGAAGCGCCGGATTGATCTAGAAAACGCTCAGCAGCTATTTACAGGCTTCCTTACCCGCAATAGACCTAAGGATAATGTGAGTACGCGTTGCCTCAATACAGTTGAACGCCTTGGTGAATTGTTTACCAGAGGTGCTGGTAACCGCGGAGAGAGTTACGCTGATGCGTTCTCTGCAGTGACTGACTATTATACTCACAGCAGTACGCGCGGTGGTGGTAAGAATAAATCTAGTCAGTACTACTCATCTGAGCACGGACTTGGTCGTATGAATAAAAATGCATTTTGGACTGTAGTTAACAACCGCCATCTTTGCGAAAGGACAATTAACCGAGGTAAAACTCTCTTAGATATCGCATCAATTAACTAACGAGTATTCTATATATAATAATATAAATAAGTAGTAATGGATATGAATAATATTAAAACCGAAGGATATACTTTCACTCTTAATTCAAACACAGGAGTGGTCTTAGTATATACAGATGAGGATGTAATGAATCCTATATATGTCGGCCGGAACCGTAATATTACGGATCAGAAATCTTTCGAGATTGAGGTTGCATATATACTCAATGAACTACCTACATGTCAGTAAATCGAATACTTGAAGTTGTACAGAAGGGTCGCACTCACTTAGTTAAGTTTGACCTAGAAGCAACTTATAACACAGATGAATTTAGAGAGTTCGTCGTAATGAAAGAAAGCAACCTCAAGGTTAGCGGTGCAACATTGAAGCGTAAGTTCGGGCCAGATTTATATCTACATTTAGACCTAGCCTATAACCTATTAAAAGAAGTTGATATTAGTAATAAATAATATATAATAAAATTATGCAACCGAAATATACAAAAGGTCAAACAATTAATTATAAATCCGGAGACCACTTTCACTCCTATGGAGAAGTAATTAGTATAGAAGAAAAAATGATTGCTGGAGAAACGCAAGTAGTTTACCTCGTATCAGAAGGCAATGGTGGTCAGAGAATGACCTACGTTAATCAGTCTGATGTACTGACTCTACTCACAGAGAATTAAAATCATGTCATGTAAAGATAAAGGTATTCTGCCTATCATTAGCTGTATATGTATAGCTAACGTAGCAGCTGCTATCACTCTCGTCGCTATTTTCAGACCATGGGAGGTGCGAAAAGCTTCACCGCAGACTAGAGCTACTCCAATTGCCCTGATAGATGAGAACTCTATTTTTACATCTGATTATATCTTACCTAAGCCACCAGTACCTGAGCTAGCTATTGTAAGAGAGAACGAATCTAAAGTAAATATAGAGCATAAGGAGCATCCGACGAAGGTGGAATATACAAAGCAACCTAAACCAGCCATAGGACCTGAACCTGTGAAGAAAAAGAAATGGCTCAGGTTTAGGAGTCCAAGCCGACATATTAATCAGTAGAGATCACAAGAAAACTATGCAAACAAAAAAACAACGACCTAGGTCCGACAGAGCTCAAGCTGCCCTAGATAAGAAGAAGGAAACGGACCCTCAATCCGCCCAGAGAGACTTAATGTATATTCAAAGGAGAAAAGAAGAGAATGCGTTTATAAATGAGCAGGTAGATATGTTACATGCTACAGGTGTTACAGCCATTATTGAGAAGTACGGTACTGATGATGTTGATAAAATTGACAGGATGTGGTTCAAAGTGCTTGGTAAGATGGTTGATGGCTATATGACTAGTTAAGTGTAATTTATAAGACTACATAAATCGATACAAAGAGGAACACCAATATAATAATATTATGTCAATGATTATTAAGTTTAAAACTAAAGAAGCGTATGATACATGTCATACATTTATTAACGGTAACGGGTTCTGTTTTAGAACACGTGGTGAGGATAAGATGATTGAATTCTCCTATGAGTACGCAATGCAGGAAGTTGTAGGATTTTGCAACGGCATTCTAGGTCTAGAGGGTAATTTTGAAATTGTTGTATAGATATGAAGACGAAAGAAACACGTGTGAAGCTCACGCCGTTGCGAGATACTCTTAAAATGCTATTGAGCGGCAATTCTATGCAGGTTACCTTTACAAAGAAAGATGGTACAGAACGTACTATGATTTGTACAACAAAGGCTAGTAGCATTCCGGAAGATAAACAACCAACAGGCGAAAATACTCTCAAAGAGAATACTGATATACTCAGAGTTTATGATATTGAGAATGAAGGTTGGCGCTCATTCAGAGTCGAGAATATACAATCATGGCAATTTGCAAGCGAGTATAAGTTATAGGAACTCTGATATAATAATAGTATGACAATGATTATTACCAAGAAGTCGATTGAAAAACAAGAGCGAGAAATTCAGTATGAGCAACTGCTAGCAGATGAGCATCATAAACTTGCTCTCGATAAAGCAATGCTGTTAGACTTTGTACACCTCGTAGTTGCTAACAAGCAACGGTCCGGAGAGTATAGCAACAGCAGAGACGATCTACGGGTAAAGGCGGGTGAGCTATTAACACAATTAAACCTTTAATAATATATGGTTATATTTAAACGTGTAAAGAAGTTCTGTTTGCATAGCTATGAAACTGATCACACTGCGTTCACTTGCGAGTTAATAAGTCTGGTATTTGCTGTAGTAGCAAGTTTAATGTTAGCAGTAACAGCTGAAGCACCTAATATGAAATACATATACCCTGGCTTTTTTGTTAGCTGTACTGCTGCAACGTACGGTTATTATAGACGCAAGCTAGCCTGGCCAATGATATTGACATCGTATTATATGGTAGTAAATATATTTGGAATGGGAGTAGTATATAAAATATGGTAGCTGAATCTTTAATTTAAGTAGCCATTGAATAGGAACTAGCATATAATAAGGAAGATTAAAAGTAAAATAAACACTAGCAAGTCGCTAGTGTATGCATAAATAAATTAAATGAAACAGAATAACCATATATTCACCGGTACATATTTACCGCAGCTCGTCACGAGCCGCAGTATCTGTACTAGACCGAATATGTCAGAAGGGAGTATGGGTCTATTTTAGTTAAGTTCAAAAGGAACATAATTATAATAGACCTTGGCAACAACAGCCAAGGTTTTTTTATGTAACGAATAACAGAAAAGGAACTCCGATATAATTTAATAACAGAAAAGGTCTTAAAGAGATTGTACCTGAAACAATCGAACATCCACCGTGAATCCGTGGGTAGCAGCCAAGCTGCTAGAGGTGAGAGTTTAAAAATTGTTGTAAGAAATAAACATAGCGCGGTCTGTAAATAGTGTGCTGTGTGGCGCTGTGAAAGGCAGCATTAATGATTCGCGTGACCAGGACACCACACGTTTCTTACAATAGCTTGACAATTTAACCTGCCTTTACGTGGCGTCAAGCATAAGTAACGTTTAAGGTTTCACAGCCTTGGGGCTAACCGTTCCGATCAACTGGCCTTATTCGCGAAACTAAATGGTTAAACTCTAAACAAACGAATCCTAGAAGCGGGCAGATGAAATTGCTTAAGTAGGCTGCCAAGGTTAAGCAAATCGTTTGTTTCTTATCTTACTCAAAGAAAGCCAATCCTTTAAAATCACCGAGCATGGGGTGGATTTGGTAATGCGTTGAGGACAGCGAGGGGTGCGTTGATAAGGTTGATAAGTTAATATACACCTCAAGGTTTTTATTCCAGAGTAGCATAACGGTAGTGCATACGACTGTTAATCGTAAAAGTGAAGGTTCGAATCCTTCCTCTGGAGCCAATTTAAAATGCTGGATTAGCTCAGTTGGTAGAGCGCCTCTCTTGTAAAGAGGATGTCGTCAGTTCGAATCTGACATTCAGCTCCATAATGCACTAGTAGCTCAGATGGACAGAGCAAAGCACTTCTAATGCTTGGGTCGGGGGTTCAAATCCCTCCTGGTGTACCATTTTTAACGGAAGATTGACCAGATAGGTTCTGGACTTGTTTGCTAAACAATGGGATGGCTTTATAGCTATTAGGTTTCGATTACCTAATCTTCCTCCATTTTTAAAATTCAACATGGCTACCGTGATAGCTAGCGGCAGTGGTTCTATAATAAGTATTTGCTTAAGAAAATACGTTCGATTCGTATGTCATGTTGAATTTAATTTTTATGTTCCAGTAGTGAAGTGGTTATCACTCCGCCCTTTCACGGCGGTATCACGGGTTCGAATCCCGTCTGGAATGCCAATTTTTTGTTATGACCTAAAGTTAGTGTAGGACTACTTTAAAATATAACATTAATCACCCACTAATAATATGATTTCCTACGCTTATTATTAGTGCGCTTCAATCGTCTAGGTGGACTAGGGCACCGTCACTATCCGACGGAAACGCAGGTTCGAATCCTGCTTGAAACATTGTGATTTAATCATTCGTTTTTGGTGGTGATAGGTAACATCCTATTATGAAGACTCTTGTCGTAAGAGTCTACCACACAGAGGGCGCATCGGCCGTCCATAGCTTAAATGCGCAGCCGAATATTTTTAAGGGGATGTAGCTCAGAGGAAGAGCGCCGGCCTGTCACGCCGGAGGTCGCGATATCGTAATTCGTCATTCCCGCCAATTTTTAAACTATACACATATAGCAAAATAGGTATGCTTATGGCAAAGAAACGCAGCCGAAAGGTGTCGAAGCGGAGTAAGTTGTGAGGTGCAGATCCTCACTGTGTATAGTTTTCATAGGACTGTAGCTCAGTTGGTTAGAGCATTCGCTTGATAAGCGAGAGGTCGAAGGTTCAAATCCTTTCAGTCCTACCATTTTT